CCCTGGGGTGTACCTCCTCTCCATCTACGTCTTTCTCTACCTCTACCTCTACTTCTTGGTGTACCCTTGGGGTGTACCCTATTGGGTCTACCCTATTGGGTCTACCCCTGGGGTCTACCCTATTGGGTGTACCCTTGGGGTGTACCTCCAGGCCGTATCTATCTGGCGAGTGCATCGGGTGGGGGTGCTCGGCCAGAAACTCATCAAGCGAGGTGGGGTGGTTGACAGCCCAGTCGGGAGGCGCCGGAACTTTTGACCTGCCAACCATACCCCACTTCGTAGACTGATATTCAAAATGATTACATATTACCAGATAGTGTTCACCATCGACCTCGTAGCGTTCAATTAGATTATGCTCCTCCAGCAGAGCCAGCGCGGCCTCAAACTCGGTTTCGCCCTCCGTTGCCAATGGGAATGTCTTTAGGCGTATCGCCCACGGGTCAGCAGCTAACCTACCATAATCATCGGCGGCAGCTATAATACGAAAGTATAGTTCACCGGCGAAGTGCGATTGTGAACTGACCTTGCTGAAGTTTGCAGAGTTGATGATGCTGCGGTGCAACTTGACCCACGGCTTAGGCATATCATTTCACCAGTTTCATTATACACATTGTAGCACAAAAGTCAAGGCTGCGCCTCAAGCTACTCAAACTCCTCCCGCAGCAGACACAGGATTACTTCGGCCTCAACACCACGTAAATTAGCCGGATAGTGTTCAAATTCATTCGCAAATAGCTCTATTCGTTGTTGCACAATCTCCAGCACGCGGGCAAGGGGGACGAGGTGCTCGCCGGTTGTGTCTGTCGCATTGCCTCTTCGTATGTGGCCCTCTGTCGGCCCCCAGATTTCGCTCATATCCGTCTCCTTTCAGAATATGGCGCGGCCCGAGGAAGGGCACATTGCCCCTTTCGGCGCTATACAGTTTTCCCAGACTGGCGCTGGGTTTAGAGTTAACCGCCCCAGACCGCGCCATTTCAAGCTACTCGGCCAAGTGTTCTAATTCGTATTTCAGGTTGCTATACATCTCCAGCGCATCCTCTTCTGTGAGCTTGCCTTTCCGTATTGCCTCGGTGATGATTAGCATAACAGCGAACTCGGCTGTTTCCAACAATATCTTCCTCTTTTCGCTCATTCTGTCTCCTTTCAGAATATGACGCGGCCACGGCTGCACGGTTTTCAGGCCTTTTGCCTCGCGTATTCAGACGCTTAGCTGCTATTCACGCTTGTGGGAAATACCTCATACAAGTCGTGGCAGCCTCTGTAAACATACCGCAGGCCACGCCTCAAGCTACTCGCCCTCGTCTTCAAGTATTGTAAGTTCGTCTACGAGTACTGCAAGTGTTGCCTCTATTGCCCACAAAATTGTAGCGCAATCGGCGGTCGGGACTTCTTGTGCACTGCGTAGTCCAACAGCTTCTATGATGCGTTCTTTGGCAGTCATCTCCATCTCCTTTCACAACAGAATATCGGGCCGCGCTTATTGTGTGTTGGCTATCGCATTAACTATCTCTCGAGCAATCTTTCGAGCTTTTCGGGCATCGGCAGCCGACGAAAAGATGTAGCCATTGGCCGCTTCTACCACACCGTTTATCTCAAGTTCATAATTGAGGTACTTATCCTCAATATGCCGTTTGGGAGCATCGGCGTTCCAAACAATATGAATTTCCATTTTTCCATCTCCTTTCACAACAGTATCACCCTTGCGCTTGCTGCATCATTGCCCATACACAGTGCACTCCAGCTATTGTAAGATTGGTATGCTAGGTGGTTCCTCAATCTCGCCCGTGCCACGACAAAGGGGGCATATCTGGCGGACGGGATAGCAACCTGCGCCACCACACCTCGGGCAGATCTCGCTGTAACCTTCTACATCAAGGTCGCCAGTTTCGGGGTTCATTGCGGCTACTCGCCCATAACCCTCACAATACGAACAGGTCTCTTGATATTCCACTTCTCCACTGCCGCCACAGGTTGGGCATTCAATCATTTTCATAATGCCTCTCCTAAAATAGGTATATGTTCCTTACCCACGACTGGTCGCGCAGAGCCTTTGTTGGTGGTCGGTGCAGAAGGCACCTGTCAATCCAGACATCAGCGGGCTTGCGCTTGCTACTATAGGCTTCAGGGTGTTGGGCACGGTGCCGGTTCTTTCTACTGCCGGTATCAAACACTTGGCGTAACTCATACCCAGCAGGCAGGTCAATCAACACCCACGTCCCCCAGGGCTGGTCAAGCATAGCTGCTACCCGTGACGATACCTTGCGACCGCTGGCGGTCGTGTGATTGACACCTGGCTCTCCTGGCCAATAATTCGTAATCCAGGCCAGCTTCCTCGTCGGCGTCACGGTCAGCAGTTTCTTGTAGCCTTGCTGCTGCCAGGCTTCCAATTCGCCAAACTCACCATTCAATGCCTTCTTCGCCACTTGACGACAGACAGCAATACTCGTAATTTCTTTACTTGTATCGCCGCCCTTTGTCAAGTCGGCGGGCAACTCAGCGGCATTGCAAGGAATTACTACTGTAAGTAAAAGGACAAGCCAGACTATAAATGCCAGAAATGCGATATGCTTCAATCGGGGAAGGTTGCGCCATAGTAGCCACTGTATCCCACATACGAACGAAACAAGCACTATTACAAATACGGTAGTTCTTAGTATGGCTATAATCATCACCGCGTCCTTTCATCGGCAGCTACTCTATCAAGCGGCCCACTGTACGGCCAATCTGGTTGCCAAACATCATAAGGCCTTGGGTATTTTACGAGGCCACATTTCCTGCAATAAACGATTACCTCAAGCGGATTGCCTATCTGACGCCGAGATACCCATTCGTGGTCGCAGATAGCCTGTTCGTAAGTCGGCATTATTCTGTCCTTTCTTCGGCAGGGTAATCGGGAGTCTCATCGTTGGCCTCATTCCTTGACACCTTATCTGTAGTAGCATCATAAATATAAGGGCAGATTCTACATCGACAGGTTGCTTTCTCGATTAGCGTTTCACAATGAATCATTTCCCGATTACCCCAATCTATCGACATATCAGTATTGTCTATTGGGGTTGTAACATTATAGACTTCCAACGCTTCGATTTTAACCTCATATCCACACTGGTCGCATATCAATGCTCTAGGACTCTGCCAAGCCATCATCATCGCGTCCTTTCGGTATCGGATACTTTATGAAGCCGCGCCTTCGGCAGTAAATGCACTGAAAGCATAGTGCTGAGTTCTGATAAGAACTGCTCGCGCTCGCTTCGTTTTACTGGTCTGTAGTAGCCGCACTTGCAACAATACAAGCCGCCGTCAGGGTGAACAATGAGGTAATGGTTACATTCTGGGCAATCTGGCTTCATCGTCCCGTCCTTTCTGCGGCAGGCTAAGAAGGAGGCTCATCAGCGGCATCCTCGCGAGTATGGATTAGCCAACGCAATTGCTCGACATCATATATGCCCCCGTCTTCCCCTTCGGTATGTATCTCATAAAGGTTTAGTAGGCGTACAGCAAGCACAAGCATCTCCTCCAACTCGGCAACGCGGTCGCGGATGGCCTGTAGCTCATCTCTCGTTATCCAGGTGGAAGGGACACTGTGCCCTAATTGCTTGGAGGAGAAAGGCCCTCGTGGGTAGCATTGAGCTATTTTCTCGTCTAATAGTCTAATCAGCTTGTTCACGCTCGGCCTCCTCGCGGGCTTCATATTGCTCTCTAATCTCATCTTCACTCATTGCCCTGTCAGATAGTACAATATCACTAATTGTTCCCTGCATTGTTTGGCAATTAACTAGTGCTACATATACCTCGTGGTATTCATCCTTGAGTTTGGCAATGATGCGCTCCAGCTTGTCAGCGCGGTCGGCCCACATATCGAGCAGAGGTTTGCTTATCACCCCGCCCTTTGTGGCTCGTATCCATTCACTCAGAGTCCCGTACATCTGCCTCCTCCTTCGCCGACCCGTCCAGCAGAGCGATGATTTGTGTAATGCGGTTGCGGTCTGGCAGAGATAAGCGGTATTGTTCTGGGCGTGGGGCAAGTTGGTCTCGCGAGTCAATACAATAAGGCTGGGCGAGGTGCTCATCCCGCAGATAGGTCAACATACCAATCGCCGCGTCCCGCGCCCGTGCCATCTGGGCATAATCTTGGCGGAGAAGGTCGGTGGTCAGTTGCAATATCTGGCGGGCATTGCGGAGCTTGTCGCGCTCAAACTCCATCATCTCGTTCTTATTGTAGGCTAACGCCCTATCTGCCATCGCCAGCATCCCGTCAACCTTATCCAGCTTCTCAATATGGTCTTGCATCTGCTCATTCATTGGTGGCCTCCGCTTCTGGAATAGATATTGTGCTGCCGTCTTGTCGGCAAAGAGTATTGCAGTTATGACAAAAGACCTCTACCCGCCCCTCCTCTTTGCCGCGCTCAAACCATAACGCCGGATACCCCAACCACGCCCACTTCCTACGACAATACCGCCACCGCCCACAGTCGCAAGTTGCCTCTGCTTCTCTATCGCGGCGATAGTCTGTTTCTAGCATTGACAGCCTTCCCGCCATATTGTCTACTTGGTCAATCAATTCCTTCTGCCACTTCTTCATTGGTGGCCTCCTTGATAATTCCGAGTTTTGGTTTTGCTTTCTTCTCTATCAGGTGCGAAAACATTCTGTCAATCAATTCGGGTTCCCGCTCACCGCTCAGTGGCCTGGCTTTCGCGGCGGCCTTCTTGATTTTGGCATTGTCAAACTTAAGCAGGCCTTGCTCCATTGCCTGATAAGCAAGTTCTTCGTAGGGTTCGTCTGATATTAGTGCCTCCAGAAGCTCTATGTCGGCCATTGGGTTTGACCGGCGGCTCGGCAACTGGTACTCAACCTCGCCGTGGGGGTAATGCCAGCCCCACTGACCGCTTTCTGTATCTATTGGCCCCCTAAGCTCACAATCTTCCTGCAATTGCGCCCGCAGCCGCTTGTAGGCCGCCTGGTGGTATTCATACGCGCCTATCATATCCAGTCTATCGGCATTCGTCTTCAACTGGTCAATTGGGCGTATCCTGCGGTCGCGGTACGGACAAACCGTGGTGAGGAATGGACAGAAGTTGCAGTGGCTCCCAGGCTTCGCGGGGAACCTTGTAGCCGACTTGACCTGCTCAACCAATAGCTCTAACCAATCCCAGCTCAAATCCTTCGGGCCGACATACCACTCGACGAGGTTCTCTTCGTAAACAGGATTGATTTCTGGGTAAAGTAATTGCAGCCGAAACTTGGCATCGGGTTCGCCGACGACTTCCCGCCAGGCCAAGGCATAGGCAAGCAACTGATGCGACGGTCGGTCCGTGTCGGCGGCAACGAACCCGCTCTTGTAATCAAGGATTATCCAGCGCTTGGTAACGGGGTCATATTGCACCAGGTCAATCTTGCCATTGAATATATCACCGCCTGGCATATCAACCTCAAACCACCGCTCAACCGACTCGTCAGCATAGACTAAATCGTGACGGAAGGTTAGTGCGTCGGCCAACCATTCTAAGACTCGTTGCAAACGCGGGTCATCTTCACCAGCGGCCATTGCCATTGCATAATCGTGGTCGCGGCTGACCTTGTTTCGGTAGCAGTGTAGCGTATATTGCTCAATTGCTTCGTGCAGTCGGCTGCCAAACTCAAAGCCAGGGACAATCTCTTCGGGTTTCTCAAGGATGTACTTAAACTCAAAGGCGGCGGGGCATTGTCTGAACATTCGCAGGCGGCTGAATGAGAACGTGTTAGTCATTGTGACCTCTTCTTAACCCAGCGATTGGTTAGCATATGGTAGCCAAGGAAAAGCCACATACATTGTGCCCAAGTTAATGCGGGCAGGCCGAGGCCGTCTTGAATGGCGGCCCAAGCCCACCATAGTACCAATGTGCGCAGGACAAATATAAGGATGGCGGCAATAAACTCAGCTATTGTGTCTTTGATCTTGTTGCTCACCCTCGTCGCCCTCCTTAAACCAATCACGGATTCGTCTGATTATGAGCGTGGCCTCGCGATGCCGGTGCATTGCAAGCTCGCCAGGATTGTAATGGTCAAGTGCGCGCAGAGTATCAATCCGCTCCCCAATGAGATGTTCAACGATTTCTAGAGGCACCCAAAGCTCCCCGTCCGGCACCGCCCCAATATCCCATAGTCTTACAGAAAAGACACGGCCGACCATATCCATTACTCATCGCCCCCCAAGTCCAATCGTTCTATACTGCCTTTGGGCGGTTGGTCGTATTCGTCTGGCTGGCTATCCTCCAGTGCATCAACTTGTTCCTGCCACTCGGCCAGCAGATTGCCAATATGCTCCGGCCCCGCCTTGTTAATTTCGGTTCGTATCTTGGCAGCCGAATAGCCAAGCAGGTCACCAAGTTCATTGGCTTCGGCAATCAGGTCTTCGCCAATCCCGGGGGCCGCCTCCTCACCGTCTTCAATTTCCATCTCAACTGACGGAACAAAGACGGCACCGTTCTCGCTAACCTCTACTGGCGCACCCAATTCCTCGGGCAAGTATAGCCCACCGATAACATCAGGGAAGACAATACGGGCACAAGCTGCTATTGCCCGCCACCTGCACATAATTCGCGGGTAGCCCTGCCAGGGCCCCTTCGTCAGCAGGCCGGCAGTAGTGGCGTCTTTCATTGTGAAGACCTCACGGTGAGTTACATCTATGTCCGACCGGTGCATTGTCACCGCCCAGCCCTGCTTGTCTGGCTCTTCCGCGCGGATAGCCTCAAACTCAATTCCCGCGCATTTACCGGAGTTGTATATTAGCCCCAGCATTGCCTCGCCTTCCAGCGTTACTCGCCCGTTGACTACATACATACTGGCAAGGGCCTCCGTCGGCGGGATGCCCAGCTCGTGCCCCTTCTGCATCACAAGGATGACCTGCTCGGTAGTCATACCCTTCGGAACGAGTTTGGCTTCTATCACCATATCGGCCAACTTCTGTTTCGCGGCCAATGCCTCGTCAGTCGTATACGCCTGCAACTTCTCACTCTCGCTCATCTTGATTGCCTCCCTCCCGTTTAATGTCCTCAACAAAAGTATACCCAACCAGCGGGCAACTAAACCTACTCCCGCGACTCATCCATCAACGTCTTCTTGGTTACTTGTGGGCCTGGGCTATTGGCCTGTTGCATAACCCGATTGATTTCGCCGACCACCAAACTGTGATAGTAGTCAGCCCTTCGCCGGTCCTTGCTCGCCACCATCATCAGCGACATAATCAGGGCTATAGCAATAAGCCAAGTAATGACAGCCAGGACTATCACCCAGCCCGAAATCACGAATGGGCCTGCGGGCAACACGGATTGTAGCCATTCTACGGGGTTCATTTTGTCTCATCCTCTGGTCGTTGTACTACTCGGAAGTGATTACACCACATCATCTTCGGCACTTCACCGTAGAAGTCTTTCAGGACCTGCTCCAGCAACTCCCACGGCGCGTACTGACCCGTCGCCCTGAAGCCATCCGCGTGAGCAAACTCATCAGTCAGAAACTCCTCGCGCCGCATTTTTACCCAGCCGTGAAACTGAATGATAATGCCCGTCCGCTTGCCGTTGACGGTCACTTCTTTCAGTCCGTGGCAGCGTCGCTTCCGTAGTGTATGCACCTTCTCGCCGCTTAGTATCAGCGGGATAGGGTCATACCCAAACTGAGGCATCGGCGTCATTGCGATTGTGGGCAACAGCTTACTCATCATCAGTCCTCCCTTCGGCCTGTTCTTCGAGTTCGCGGCGGTGGTTCAGCGCTATCGAGATGGCGTGGTTGATGCCCCTTCGATAGCTGGCGACTACCCCCGCCGGCTCGGCGGCACGCAACAGAGCAAGTAGGTAGTCGCATTCGTCAATCCGCACCTCGCGCTCCGCCTTCCGCAGCAACTCGGCATCGTGGCGAACGCCCTTGATTACAGCATCGGCGAGGGCTTGATTGTCCTGTGCCTTCCGAGCCAATGAATACCGAACCTGGTCGATATCATCAGCCATTCCTGGCTGGTCACACTCCCGCATTATTGCAGCGGCCAGTTGGAGATATTGGCACTTGGCTTTGTCCACTGCTTTGCTTATCGCAGCTTGCATTTCGGCTATCAATTCTTTGCTCATTGTGGGGCCTCCTCGGGTGGCTCGTAGCCTTCACGCTCGTCTTCTGGCAGGTGCCGGTCTGTGTACCACAGCACAAACTCTACCGCATCGTCAAGCGCAGCCTCCTGGCCCTCCCAGAACTTAGCGGCAGCCTGGTCTCCCGCCCTATACATCGCAACCTCAGCGTTGATGGTGCTACGGGCGCGTCTGCCCAGTATGTCGGCTACATACCTCAGCGCGGCGATTACTTCCTCTTTGTGTACGACTTCTGTGCTAACACCTGGTATAAGCATTATCATCGTCCCTCCTTAGTCTCTGTCTGGTAGGTACGCTTCGCAGGCCCTCATACGCACCTGCTCAGATAGCGATAGCCAGGCGAGGGCAGGAGACTTGTAGTCATAGTCAGAAGCACATATCCTGCCCGCCCGAGCATCAGCTATGCGCATCAGGTCTGCCCAACAATCTATCTCCCGCTCGGACAATATGAAGCGGGGCACAAGTACCTCCACAATATCCTCAGCCTCGGGTTCGGCGGTCGCGGCCAATACCTCAGCATACTTCCGAATATCGTCAACTCGCTGGTTCATTGTTGCAATCTCTCCATTCGCTGGCTGTCATTTCGTCTGCTGCTTTGTAAATAAATCCCCGTCCATTACAGCGCGAACAGCAATCACAAGCGCGTCCGAACGGGTAAATTGCGCGGTAGCTATAGCCTCTGCCACTACAGGCGCTACAGCGTACCCGATATTTGGTGCGCATCACTCATCCTCCTTATCGTCACTCGCTGGTTCATTGTTGGCACCCTTCTTTTGTGCTCTGACAAAAGTATCTATATCGTACCCCGCTGGATTGGTCTCTCCGTTGTCCAACATAATCGTGCAAACCCTATCACGAGCAGCATCCATTTTATTGACAATGGGAGTTCCGCCTGTAGCCTCACAATACCATCCTTGGCTCAACATAGGACATTCAGGAATGGTCTTTCCCTCGTAATTGACATACTCAAAACAACTAGCACGAGGCAGGGCAAGTTCTTTGTCACGGTCACGCATTACTCGCTCTCCTTATACTCGCTTGCTGGTTCATTGTCGGTGTCCTCGTCATCTGTCTTAATCCTCCAGGCAATTTCCGCTCCGTGAGAACTCCCGTGAATATCAATCGGTGTATGCCCTGCGTATTGCCTGGCCTTTATTAGACGTTGCTCGGCTACTTGCCGGTCGTCGGTTATGCCACCCCAGACATAGGACGGAGGGCTTTCACCAATCTGCCCAATTACCCGATAGTGAGCCATCACTCATCCTCCTTATACTCGCCAATCTCCAGAACCCGCATCCTGCCAGGCGGCGGGAAGCCGAGGGCGGAGAGGTCAGTCTGCTTATAGTAGCCCATAAATATACGCTGGCCGCTTGAATGAAACCATCGCTGCTTCCTCTTATAGTATCTTGGCTTGACCCGCCACAAGTGACAAACACAATCAGTTATAATGGCGGGGTCAGTAGATGCTACACTAGTCGTCAGATACAGTTTCATCATCGCTGCCTCCCTTTCAATAATGCCAGGCCTATTGTTGCATCTCGCTAACTGGTACCGACACCTCGCTGCCACTTTCTATACCTACAAACTTTTCGTATAGCCAGCCCCAAGCCGCCGTGCCCCAGACCTCGCCCGTACTCTTGTGGATTTCCCAAGGCAATTCTGGGCGTCGGCCAGTGGCTTGTGCCAAGAGCTTCTGTGCAGCCGATAGCGAGTAGACAACCCCGCCCCACTGGAAGGGTCGGTTCTTACCATTAGGAGCATAGGCGTGATGCTCCACAACATACTTTTCGGTTTCATCCGGTTTCATTGTTGCCTCCCTTTCATCTGCCTATTGGTATGATACCCAACTTAACTGTGTATAAACTTATTATAACTTATTTTGCGGCCCCTGTCAAGCGTCATCTTCTCGCAACGTCTTCGCAGTCGCTTTCTGTATTCATAAGTGCACCAATTTAGATCACTGATTGCGGGCAGCCTCCACTAATTCTGCAATTCGGCTCTCTTCCGCCATGATCCAACCATCCCAAAGACCTCGCATCGTTTCCGCGCGGGAGCAGGTCTGCAGATAGTTCCCGACAGCCTCAAGCAATTCGCCCGTTGCCTCTATGCCATTTATTCTTATCGGTTCGCCGACAGCACAGGTTACAGTTATATTCACCAGCGCACCTCCTGGGAGGATTTGTCAATGGGGCAGGCAGATCCATAGTTTACCGCAACTTCTCTATCAAGCTCCGCCAGGCCTTCGGTGTTACCCACAAACCAGATATGGTACAGATGGTCAGTAGAATGCAAAGCGCGATGGTCATTGTGAGCCTCCCTTATCATCCTCACAGTACATCTCTACCTGCAGTTGAACTTCGCGGAATACCCCCGCTACCGTGCTCGCCTCACCCGCTGACGGTATTAGGTCAGAGCCATCATCAACTATACAAGTCCAGCGATATTCCTGATAATCTTCCCCTGGTACGCGCTTGCTGATTTGTATCTTCGCTATTGGGTTGCCCATTGTCTTGCCTCCCTTCCCATAGTAACAACCCGCGCCCGCGCCCGAAGACGCAAGTGCCGACCGTTAGCGCAGATTATCTTCAATGATAGTTGCATCGGGAATGTCCTCATAACGCAGCCCGTTCTCTACATCCCTAGATGCAGCAAGAAGGGCTGGGTTGCAGTCTACTATATTGTCCAACAACATCACTGCCCGCTTGTAAACCGCCCCGTCATTTACCTGGGCCTGCAATCTGGCGACATCAGCATTCAGTTTAGCTATTAGCCAGTTTCTTCCTATATTGCTCATTCTTCTCACCTCCCGTGGTTGTCTTACATCTATAGCGTACCCACAGCATAACACATATCAAACCTTTTGTCAAGGGCTATTTTCCAATAGCGACCAATTGTCCTTGTATTCAGCCCATTTGCCCGAGTAGGATGATGCTATCGGTATAGCAATTTGAGTGAGTGATCCGACTGCGCTGGCGGGGATAATATAGTGATGTGCTTCCCCGGCCATACCAATACAATGAAGAACGTCACACCGGCTGGACATCTCCTGCCCGTTGTGCAGGGCAAAGTAAAATCGCCCCGGCGGCTTACCTATGTTAGATCCCTTAACATCAACGCGGATGCCATTTACTACATAGTCAAATACGCAGAGCCAGGGCATCCAAACAACTTTAGCCCCTCGCTGACCGTAGGCGGCCAGGGCCAACCTCTCGAAGTTGCCATCGGGTTGACGGCGCTGGCGATGGGTTTTGTCGCCTCGCTGTTGCTCAAGTTGCGCCAGCCCGGCGCACGCACTATGGTATTTGTGTTGGCGCCCCCACTCAAATGTCATTGCTCGCCCACAATAATGACAAGGGATATGAATGTCAATACCCGATAGCAGGTCAAGCCGTTGATATATACGTGTGGCTTTGACATTCAATTTGTTGGCAATTTGAGCCGGACGGTATCCGGCCTCTAATAGTTCTACAAGTAGTTGTTTCTGCTCTTGTGTTATCATAATACCCAAGCTGAAAGTTTCTTCTGCAACCCCAAAAGTTCCTTCCGCGACTCCCGCGCTTTCCGCTCGCAACCCAGCCCCTCCAACACGCGAATGTTCTTCTTGAGCAAGCGGATGCGATGCGGTGTCGGGAGCAAGTAGCCGGTTGTCCGGTATGTTCGCTTTGCCATTATGGTTCTAATCTACCCAGTGGCGGCGGTGATTAAACCCAGGCACGAAAAAAGGCCCGCCCCTCGGTCGGGAGGCCTTCCACAAACCGAAGGGCGGGCAAGTCCCGACAGGAAGGGGGATTAACCTGTCGGGGGGATATGGGCAGTAAGTCCCCCTATTCAACCACAGCCGACAGCAACCAGTAGGCGAAGCCGCCAAGTGCGAAGCCAACAAAGAAACCGGCCCCGTGCCTCTGCACGAAGCCGGCTATTGAACGCCGGACATAGTTACCGACGGGGCTCACAGGTCAAGCTCCACGGCCTGCCGGAAGTAGACAGTCCAGAGTGCGGAGTCTCCGACATCATCATAACCGACTCCGAAGCGCTTGTTGGTGCCGAAGAGCTTATAGCTGAAACCCGCCCCCCAGGCATTCTGGTCGGGGCGAATCCGCCAGATGTCGCAATAAAACGGCTTGCCGACGAGGTGCACCAAATCATAGCTAGCGAAGGGTTTGACCATTAGGGTTGGGTTGCCCTCCAGCGTGAGCATAAAGCCAGCCGACACCTCATCGGGGATTGCCGGCTTCAGTATATTGCCAATCTCGTCAAAGATGCTATCGGCCTGTGTGGCCTGCACCACTAAAAGTAGTAGGCCGACCACAATAAGGGGTATTAGTTTCTTCATACAATCACTCCTTTCGTTTAGTCACTTGTTGGATTAGCCACTTGTAGACGCCTTCTGCCGAGGCAATGATGCCAGCAGCGTAAGCAAGGACTTCCGCAATACCAATATCGGCCTGCCCTTGTAGCGCTATGTATGCCAGTACTAAGGCTGCCACCGCCACCACCAGGCGAATAATAGTTTGCTTGCCAGCCAGCGGAATACCTGCCAGCTTGAGCCCCTGTACCGCAAGTGCAACACCACTGCCCATTACAATAATCAGCCATATCTCGTTCATCGGTTTCCCCCTTTCGTTATTGATAGAATAGATTCCACATATACTCCTTGAGCCGCTTCAACATTATAGCCACTTGTTCGCGCGTCACAAATTCCTTCCCGTGAAAAAGGCCATCATCAAAGACGGTCATCAAACGCTCCGCCAGTACCCAGTCAACAGCCTCCTGTGCCCAGGGTGAAATATCGGCCTGCTCGCTGCTTGCTGGTTGTCCTATCGCTGCTCGTGCTTTATCTATAATAGCCACCTCCGCATCAGACAGTCCACCTTCCAATACTTTCACGGTTAGCTCGGTTGCCTCGTAGTGCATCGGGTCTTTGAATGAACTCCAGTCGCCCCCCCAGGCAAAACCCCAGGCATTGAAGAATGGAGCCAGGCTATGCAACGACGGCGCTATATCCGCTGGCTTGCATCGGTAGTTTGTTCGCCCCCGCTTCTCATCGCCACCACTGCCGTCAGCAAAGTGATGAACATTCAAGTCAATGGCAATTGCCCAGGCGTGCGGACTCCACGAGCCGCCTCGCCGTGTCTGCCGACAGTTATATGTGCCACCATAATCAGAGCGGTCAACCAGGCTGGATTTCCCTGCATCGGCTATGGCTGTCAACACGGCCTCAAGCTGGTCGGCGATGCGCTGGTGAACATAAACCTTCTCTAGGATGGGGACGGGTTTTACAACGAGCTTAGCACCACCGCAATGTTGTCCAAACCAGTGTGGCACTTGACTGCGGGGCAACGGTTTGATCAGTCCGTTCTTGATTGGCACGACAGCTACAATACCCCCTCATTGCGTGACGTTTCGTCTGACGGCGTTTCCGTGCTTCCCTTAAGTAATCCCTCGGCTAGGATATTCAGGGCCGTTGCTGCCCCCCACAGCGCATTAGCGTCGTCACTTAAACCGGGGGGCGGTCCGTCTTTGGCGGCATTGCGAACAGCGGCCATAATCTCCGCGCGATGCCTATTGATATAGCCTGGTAGTAACCGTGCCATATCGCCGTTAAAGGCCCGCCGCAATTCATCTATTGTCTCATAATGATTATCAATCATCATTATTGCCCGTACACTCCATTGTGCTGGCTGGAATATATCCCGAAGAACAAGCATCTGCAAGTTCCGTGGCTATTCGGTTGTATTCCTTCTCCATATTATACGGAACAGGCTGACCATCCGCAGTTGTAGCAGACCCAACAATGTCCTTCTCGTCGCATCCGGGCCCCGCACTCCGGGCAGCGATTCTCCGCTCGATTAGCCCTTCCAGCACTGCCAGCAGCATAAATATCATTTTGAAATCCCCGCTGTTGTCGCCATTCTCGAACACGTACTTGGTCAGGTATTGCCACTCGTCGTCTCCTTCTTCCCGCGCCTGGCGGAGCAGGTCAAAACCTGGCCTATCCCAATCTTGGGCGGTGTCTTTGTGTTTGCGTTGTCCATCGTTGAACCGTTGCGACTTGCGGTGCAGGCTGGCGGGTGTCAGGCCCGAGGCTCGCCCCAACCCCTCCATATAGAATAGAAACTCTGCGTCATTCATCGGTCTCCCCCTGCTTCTCTTCGGCAATCTTATTGGCCGCAAGTATGAACCACATTGTAGCGCAATTCTGACAGCAGAATGGTAGCGAGGGCAAATCCATATCTATGCTCCAGCGAAGAGCGGTCGGCTTGCCGCATTGCAGGCAGGGCAGCTCCTCAGGCATCTGTCTCCCCCTTTATGAATACTTGCTTGAACTGATGTGCCGGCATCGCCACCATCTGACCGTGAAAGTCAAAGTAGCAGATGGCGTTTTCGACCTGACTACCCGTCGGCTTGTAGACAACGACCTCCCAGGGCTTGGTCTTTTCACAATAATCATCCCTCGCCCAAACCTTCTGCGTTGCTACAAATAGCTGGTAGTGCGCATTCTCAAGCAGCGACCATATCCCCTTCGGCCCCGCTCGCCATTTCCAGCTTTTGACCTCGCAAACAATCAACTGACCGTCGAAGCCAAGGCCAGAGCAATCCCACAATTCCTTCCAATCGCGAATGCTGCCCTGTTCATCAGGTTCGGTATCAGGCCAGAAGTAACGGGCAACCTCCGACTCTACCCGCTTACTGCGTTGTAAGATGCTAAGTTTGGTCGCCATCGGAATCCCCCTATCTTGATAAGATAATCCCTTCACAGTCAGCCCTGGCCTTCTCGCCGTCAAAAAATGCAACCTCGTGGCGGCCCTCCCACCACTCGTCCTCCGAGTTGACGTTCTTCCTGATTAAACGCTTGACGATATGTGCGGCTACCAACGAGTCAACCCCGCCTTCGTATCCATCAACAAAAACTTCCATATCATCAGGATATTCAGCAAGTATGTCACACAACTCTTTGATGGTCAAACCGTTTTCAGCCATCGGAGTCCCCCTTATGTCCTCGCAGGTAAGTCAGGTAATCAACCCCGCCATAGAAGTCCAGTGTCACCCAAAACTTGCGCTCGTCGGGCCAGAGAATAATCACCGGCACCGACACATAATCCAGCGGGTTGACTGTCTCGTAACCCAGCGACCGACCGTAACTGTCGCGAACCTTGAAAGTTCCAGCCCGAACAAAGACTCCCCATCGCCCTTGCTCGTTGGCATAGCTAATAGCCGGTTCGTGCTTGTCGCCGGTGATGCTTATATCAAACGGGCCGTGCTCGCGAAAGAGACGCTTGGCACCAGCGGTAGCATCGTAAATACTATTGCCCCGAAACTTGTGCCACATACCGATAGAATAGGGCTGCTCACCGACAATGAGGTTGAGTTTGCCACCAGGCCCGAGGAAAACGGCCTCGCCCTTTCGGGCAAGATATTCGGCGGTATCAAAGTCGCTCACCCGCGTCTCAAAGTATTCGTGCTGCCCGCCGGTATTAGCCAGCAACTTCGGTGCCCAGCGTGTCCATATCCAACGGGCAAGTTGCTTCTGATAGCGAGGGCGGACAATCTGCTCATAGCGACCCGACTCGTGGGATAATGCCACGAAGTTGTCAACCGAGTCCCCGTTGTCGCAGACAAAGAGGCCAGGGGTTTCAATAATGCGGTTGATGACATTGCCGAGGAGCCGGTGATTAGTGCCAGCATTGCCGATGTGCTGGTCGGAGGTTACGGCTATGCCGATGGGGAGTTCCGTGTCTATGGTAATATCAGCTTCATACTGCTCTATATCTGCTTGCTGGAGAAGTTCACCATAGGCGCAGACCTCTTCAAAGAGGTCGCCCTCCCAACCGTCGGGCGGGCGCTTGAGGTTCGTGATTTCTGCGGAGGGTTCGTCGGAGGCTTCGTCAATGAGACGCGCAGCCTTGAATGCCCTGCCCCAGCTACCACCCCACTTGGCACCGATAGCGGTAACAGCAGCACGCCGACTACCGTGGACAGCGACCAACTCGCGCAACTGGTACGCAGTAAAGTCCGATGGTTTTAACATTGATTCCCCCTTATTAGAATTAGAATACCCTGCGTAGACAGCGATTAAACCTATCGCGCCAGAAGCGTATCCAACTTTCTATTCATCTCACGCAAGTCTGCTCGCAACAAATCAAGTTGCTTCTCTGTCCGCTGTTGGTCTTGCCGCGCATCTGTCTTCGTCTGATATGTCTGCGCGGCCTCGATGCGTGGCAGGGCCGACCTTGCCTGGAAGGATACTGCGCCCCAGGCGGCGGCCCCTGTAATAAAGAGGCCAATAACTATCGGTAGTAACCATTTCGGAATTGTAACGCCGCCATTTCCATTGTTCTCGAAAAGTGGCATCATTAGTCTCCTAAGGTACTGCTCGAATATCAAGGTGAAACTTGTCAATAAATGTATGATTTGTGCTCGTCGAGTATCTCCACTCTACGGTATGCAAGTCGGCGGAGATGGAGCCCGCGGTGCCGTCCAGTGTATAGCGCAAGTACACGCCGTCAATATCGAAGTCAGCGTCAGAGTCCGTTATTGGGCCGACGCGGACAGTCCCGCTGCTATCGTATAGTGTGAAGGTGCCCGTGGATATAGTGAACGCCGACGAGTCCCGCTCCAATACCTGGTTTTCCAAGTCGCGGCGTTCGCCTATGTAAAATGGGTCAGCGTATTCTTTTATGTCTTCGGGTTCACTCACGATGTCGGTTTCCCTCCGAACTTTTCAATAACAGGGTAGCCTTCGAGGAGCTTGTCAAGTGGCTTGCCCTTGAGCAGTTTGACGACAGGGTAGCCCTCTAAGTAGACACGGAGGAACGTCTGCAGGGCAGTACTACCGCCGAGGAATATGATTTCGCCGCCATTGGCAACTACTGCCGAGACTGCTTCTCTTTCACCGCCGTTGAATACTGCAAGGCCACCACCGGCTAACCGTGCAACGACCGCCTCCATTTCACCGCCCAGGAATATAGCGAGGCCGCCGTTGGCGTGGCTATAGGCCGCTGTCGTCGGCACCTCGCTCCCCACCGTCCAGAACGCGTCGTTATCGTTCTGGCAGTTGTAGGTTGTGGCTATCCAGTCGGCAGAGCGGTCGGTACTAGCTATTGCTATCTCGTCAGCCGAGCCGTCATAATAATAGTCATCATGGGCTCCCGCCCGCCCCAGAGACAGGTAATAGGTATCACTGTTAGGCATATCTGCTGCGATGCTATCTGTATTATCAAGGCTACCATCTAAATAGAACAATACTGCATCTGTTGTCTCGTTAAATGTAATTACAACCTGCTTCCAAGTACCCGTGCCTATGTCAGTTGACGCAGTTGCTTCTCGCCAAGTACCATCGTTGAATAGGAACGTTGGTATATTTGTATTACTTGCATACGGCCCCAGCACCATACCATAGCTACAAGGACTGAGTGTACTGCGTTTTCCAAAAACCCAGAATGTATTATTAACTCCCGACAAAGACTCTGGCTTCAGCCAAGCTGAAAGTGTTATTGCCCCCGTGATTTCCAGCGAAACATCATTTCCGCAAGCAATATAGTCACTGCTCCCGGATTCAAAGTCCTGGCCCAGTCCCACCTTTCCCGTCTTGCCTGCCGCACTAACCTCATCATCCCCATCATTGCCATTGTCAGACAGGTCTTTGTAAACATCCGCAGTCCCCGTACCTGCCGCGCTTTCGTGCAGCCCATAACGAGCGGCCCACCCATCCGCGTTCAGGTACACAGTCTGCTGCTGGTCGGTGGTGCCGTTGTCGCGGTAGTAAAGTCGCAGGACTGTATCGGCAGCCGAGGCCACCGACGGAACGAGAATATGGCAGACCAGTAGCCGCGAACCGTCCGCAGCGTTATACTCAACCGTCGTATGCTTGAGCTGAGTGCTGCCATCATTGAGCGTTATCGCAATATCCTTCGTGTAGTCAACAACGGTCGTAAATATATTGGCCGCGCCGCCCTCGTAATTGACGCTGTTCGCCTGGTCAATAACCAGCACAGCAGGGAAGCCAGACTCGCCACCGTCGGGCATACCAGCGGGAACTTGAGCAGAATTGATTGTTATCGGACAGTAAGCCGACCAGTCCGACTCGGTGAAGGCCATTGGCTACCCCTTGAATGTTTCTTTGAGTTCCGCGATTATAGCGGCCCGTAACTGGCCCGCTGCTTTCGTGGCCGCACTATTGTCAAGCTGAGCAACGACGGCCTTCAGTTGCGTGACCGCTCCCTGCGCCTGGTCTTTTAGATTGCCAATATCCTTCTTCACTTGTCCCTCATCCAGGTCAGTCAGGACTTCCTGCAAAGTCATATCTGCTATTGCCATCTTACTGCCTCCTTACTTCAGTTGCAGGTATGCCGTCAGCGTAAGCGAGTCGCCATCGTTTATTGTTCGTTCGGGGCTTATGTCGCCGGACGCATAAAGGTTAGCCGAGCCGCCGAGTTCACCAGGAATTGCTTCGTCCGTCAGGAACCACCTATTGACAGTTCCCATATTATTGCCAGAGGCCGTAAATGTGACGGGAGTCATAGCAGCCTGCCAGGACGGACTGGTGGGCGTTATAGTGAAGTCTATCGGGCTGGCGGCCAATAGCTGCCGCGAATAACCGCTTTCCGTACCATACGGTTCGCCCAGAATATCTGATACGCGGTCGGACTCCACCAGTGTGTCACTGGCAAGGCCCAAGGCGAAAGTGGTCGCTGGGCTCTGCTCGCCGCTGAATAATATCTGTAGGGCGGCAGACTCACCGCTGTCGTGGAAAATGAAAGGCATCTGTCTCAACTCCTATATGAAGGGATTGCTCTGGTTTAGCACTCGTGAAACTCTACTTCAACTGCTACCGTTCGCGTCGCGCCCGCCTTGTTGACCATCTGCAGCAGGTAGCTGTTGCCGGCTTCTAATATCCAGTTGCCCGCATCTGTGCTGCCTGCGCGCGCCGCCTGCGAACCCATTACGCCGCTAAGCAGCGTGTTGTCGGTGTCGGCGGAAGTATCAATGCCTGTAACCTGTGTGTACATGGTAGCGCCAAACTGCCCGTCGCCCTGGTTATTTTGGTTCTTGCTAACAATAAGTAGCTCGGTGCCGCCGTGGGCAATGGAAGAAGACATAGCGTACATATCAAAGTTCCACTGTCCCTCGGATTGCATTCGGAAGCCCATGTGCATATCGTTAGTGGCGTCGGGAATAATCATCAGCGTGGCGCTGCCGTCATCCACAATATCATCATAGCGGTGTGAGGCAATGCCCAACATACCACTGTTCGCCAATACATGGGGATACTCAATAGTTGCCAACCCTGACGCCACGACCGCCACCATCTCGCTGTCGCCGCTAATCCTGGTCCGTGCACTGCCGTTGCTGTCTATATCCAAGGCATTATATGCACTGCCACCGCGTATATGAACACCGGGTACGTATCTGTCTCCTGCTGCCATGATAAACCGTCCTTAAACGAGAATTGGTTTCTCAATTCCCCCATTATGTATGCAAGAAAAAGGCCCCGCGAAAGCGAGGCCGAGTATGTACACCTTATTGTATGAGTCTTGGGTCTGTCGCTATTCTATTGGTGTTTTGACCACACGCCCACGGTGCGCGGTATCAGATAGCGTAAACTCGCCGCCCTGTGTAATGCCATAGTTGTGGCTCCCGTCAAGTTTCGGCAAGCCGTGGCCAACCGCAATTTCTGTGCACCGCTCGCTGACTGCATTGTTCAATTTGGCCAGCTCTAATTCTGCCTGAGTCAGTTGTCGCTGTAAGTTGCTCAGTTCTGTCTGCTCTTGAACGGTGGCCAAGTAGCCAGTGCGAATAGTTGCCATTAGCTTCCCCCTTTGATTGCTAATTTTAATAATGATACCCACTGCGGATGGCAATTAAACCCTATGCCCAAGATGCCCCTGATAAATCGCTTGAGATTGTCTGGAGGTCATCCGAAGTATCTGTATAGGCAAGGTAGACATTCCCGCCCGCCTGCACCCAACCGTCCCCAGTCTGGTTTCCAGTAACACCCATATCAATCTCAGTTTCCACATCGTAGCTGCTACCATTCCAGCGCAGAAGATTGAGCTTCAGGTTATTGCTGCTGTCCTTACAAACTATCATCACATCTCGGCTCGCGGGAAGTGGTATTGCTGCTGGGTCTGTCCTGTCGGCTCTGATTAGCACGGGTGCACTCCAGGTGTCATTGTCATAATAGATATACTGGCAATCACCGTCAAGGTCAAAGGCCACATAGCGGCGGCCACCAGGTTGGAGCCAGGCAGTATGATTAGGCACGCCCTCGGCAAGTATTACCTCATCATCACCATCGGTTTCACGCCGCTCATATAGATTGTCTGCTGATGCCGAATAGACCCAAACGGGGCTACCCACCTCCGCCTCCAGTGCCGCCACAGTAACGGGCAGTGTCCACTCGACATAAAGTTGAGGCCCGTAGCTGCCATAGTCATGGCTGTAGAACTCAGATGCTTCGGGTTGGGTGCTACCACTATAGAGACTAAAGCCCATATAAGCAGGTGGCGAATAGTCTTCTAGATTAACATACCACTGGATAGAATCAGTAAGGGGGATAACCCCCAGCCCGTGTTGCCAGTAACTATTTATGGGTGTCCAGTCGGGGAGGCCTGCCGAGTCGTAATGTCCCTCCTCGAAATCGGAGAAGTCTGTTGGGCGTGGGTAATTTGCGGTTGTAAGTTCAAGGCGTGTTCCAGAATAAACTGTAATAAACTGGGGCAGTTTTTCATTCCCTTGGGCGGGCACCAGCCGGAGGCGGGCATCGGTTATAGTTGCGTTAGCAGGAACGGAAATCTGAAAGCGCCCAGACATTCCCCAACTACTACCCATAAAGATATATTCACACCTGATAGTTGTATCGTCAACGGGGAGCCAAGTATCCATCGGCGTTGCCCGCCAACCCCTGTCATCATTTCCGCTTAGAATATTATAGGTTGCGCTTGGCACTGCCTCCCCCCATCGGGCCCTGCCCTGTATTTGCTATTTGAATATTTGGCATAAGTATTCCTATAGGACGCGGGGTTCCCGTGCGGGCCTTGCCCCCAGCTTGTAAACATTCTTTTCGGGCTGCCAGCGAACGGTGTAGTATTCTCCACCCGTCACATAAACATCGCGCAGGGGCGGCAGGTAGTTATCATCCCAATACGTTACAAGCCCATCCCCCATACACGACCAGCAGGTGCCGTGTTCCCATCCCAAGTACGGCAGCGGGTAATCGCAAGGATTAGGGTCAATGCCAGTGCCATTGCAAACGGAGCAAACCTTGTCTTTTACCAAGAATGGCAGCGCACCTACTGCAATTTTGCTCAGCAAATTACCAGATAAATCATATTGCCATATCTGTGTCGGTCGGCGATAACGGACGCCCGACAGCACTACCCGAAGAACCCCGCCGGCAAAGTCCATGCCCCACTTGTGGCAATCGTAGTGTCCGGTGTCTGCGTCAATAGTTGCTTGCCACGCGCCCCCCGTTGTGAACCTGCCGATATAAGCCTTGGTCTCCGATGTTAGCCATAGGTGGCTACCATCCCAAGCAAGCCCAGTCGGAAACGGTAGAAACTCTTCGGGAATAGCCCAGCCCGCAAGTTCGCTTCCAGTTGTTGCAAACTGCCGTACCATTTGCCCGCATGAGTCTACTACCCAAAGATGTGTCCCGTCCCAAGCAATGTCCTGTATGCAACCATTCACAACCTGCCATTGTACCGCCACATCGCCCGATGCACCGAGTCCATAGACGGTGCCACCAAAGGCCGTCCATAAATAGCCCCCGCCGAGACAGACATATTGCAATTGGCGAGCCACGGTAGTGTGGTCGGCCTCTATCATCTCCACCTCGGGTACTGGCCAGTGGACGGTTGGCCACGGCTCAGCAACTGCCAGGCTACCAGTTGCCAGCAACACTAAAACACAAATTAGCTTCTTCATCTTACTTGCCTCCGTGAGTTCTGGATTGGCACTTTCCAACAGTATACCCAGACTCACGATGATTTAACCTTCCCTCGCACCCAGTCCCACTCTGTTGTTGACTGCCCGCCGCCACGAAGCGTTATTGCCATCTCGCCACCCTCAAAGATTATGACGCCGCCCTCGCCGACATCGTGGTAAGGGCCAGTTACTGCTTGCCCACCGACAAAGATGATAGTGCCACCGTCGTTATGCCAATAAGGCATAATCTGCTCGCCGCCTGCAAAGACCGCAAGCCCCCCGTCAGCGTGGCTATAAGAGGCCATCACTAACCCCCCACATAGGAACCGAAGCTGAACTGCTGCTTCACCGTTGGGTTCATATAAGTGCCAGTCTGCCGAATATCACCGTCAATAAATAGCTGGCAACCATCTCCTCGCCCGACGAGCTTGACGCGCCGCCACGTTGTCATATTGATAGCCACATTGTCCTCGCCGTCTATGTTCACGCCGTCTGAACGCAACCAGGCGGTGTACTGCCGAGTCCCGTCAAAGATGCTCATAGCCGCGCCACGGTTTGCCCCGCTGCCACCGACGGACACACGAACCCGCGCCTCAAGTATACTGCCAGTTGCGTTATCTAATGTGGCCTGTATTGGCGAAGAATAGTACAGGTGCTCGTCATCAGTGTCATCGGTTATAGTGAACACATCACCGTCGCTGGAATGTGCCACGGTTCCCGAAAGCGTCTCTGCCCACGTGGGGGAGTCGGCGTCAGGGTCAACATCGCCCTTGTAGTAGACAAGCCACATATCGTCAATGAAGAACTTGTCGGCAGAGGCGGGTGTGCTGTCTATCAGTTCGCTCAGAAACTCGGCGCCCACTGCTTGCCGCGTGGTCAAGTCATATACCAGGACAGCCCTGCGTTCACCGGCGGCGCGGCGGAAAACCTTGATAAACCTATCGCTGGCTATGCTCACGGTTTAGTCTCCAGTGACGGATAACATCCGTGTCATTGTGTTGTGTGCTAATCTCTAAGATTCGCGCAGTTCGTCTACTCAATCCAATTACCAGATGGGGCACCCCACGGTGCAGGCGTCTACGATCCCCTTCGTCTAAACGTATTGCGCGCGCCCAGTACCCCCCAGTCCCCACAATCAGTATTATACTGCCCTGCAATACAATGAAGGTCTCATCTTTGACGCGGTGCTCGTGATAACTACCCCCCTTAGAATGTTCGACCTCCAGAATCTTCGCACAGTATAAGTCAGTATTTACAAGCCACAATTCGCGCCCCCACGTTTTATCTACCCGCCGGAATGCCATAGTCTCCCAATCTATCATACTCGCTCCAACCTCAGTTGCAGGCGGGCCTCTGGTTCCCACTTGTGGCCAATGCCTACAATCTCAAAGGTGCCGCCGTCCATAACCACAGACTGCATCAGGTCAAGGCTTGTATTCCAGTCGGTCTCCACATCGTATTGCAGTTGCGGGGTGCCGTGACGGTCAACAATTATGTCCAGTGCGTCCTCGACTTGCGCCTCGGTACGCAGATTTGTGTCAACCACTATCAGCATCTTCTCGTAGCCAAGATAGTTGCTGTAGGAGGCATCGTTGACTGAGTTCCCGTCGTAGTGGACGGCTACCACGGTGTCACCGCGAATATCACGCCCGATGACTGTGATATAGTTGAAGTATTCCTCTTCATTGCGAAACTGGCGGGCGTTGATATATCTTAGCTCGTTGGCCCCCGCGCTATAGGGAACCAGCGTTATACCCGAGGCGGTCAATGCCCCAGACTCGTAGTGTATATGCCCGTCCTTATCGGCCCACAATTCGTAGCCCGAAACCTGCTTACTGATATACTCAATTGCCTCGCGAATAAACTGACCGTCGCGCCACTGGAAGTTCGGCCTTTCACAGCCAATGGCCTCTGGCAATGTCAAGTCGGTGGACGCCACCGGGCAAGTAAAGTCGGTGTCAGCCAGCCCCGCCCGCTTGAGCAACCGTGAAACGAAGGCAGTGTGCAATTCCCCATCGCCAATGTAGCTGTCGGACAGCGGGACCTCCAGGCGGCTCAGCGTATCTCGTCCATTAAGCAGCAGCGCACTCATACCGCTCTGTTCTTCGGGCAGTTCGCGGTTCTGTAAGTAGCCGCTCCAGACAGTGGTGCCTGCCTCGGAAATGTTAGCCGCCATCCGCATTGTGGTCTTGATGCCGTCCATACGACCGTCGCGATTGTAAAGGTTCACACTGGCAGTCCGCCGCCCGCGCTTGGCTGCGTTCAAGTCCAGGCCCAACAAGTTTCCGCCCGGCGTTATCTGCGTCGCCGTCGGTGTATGGGTTTCGGTGGTTGGCTCAATGTCAAACTGCATCCAGTAAATCTCTGGTGACATTTCCCCATCGCAGCCACTGAACGTTATCTTCGGCGAAAACTCCCGGAATGCGGTGGCAGGCGGGCTGGATATATTGTTGCCCGCAGCATCAACTATTGTATAGCTGACACCAAAAGAATGACCCGCCCGTGGAGTGCCCAGCCCATAGTTCGCAACCGACCACTCGCCGTCGTATTCCCAGGGCAGCGATTGCAGCGGCAGCGTGATAAAGCCGTCCGTCTTGAATGTCATATACCGATAGCCGAAGTAGAATGCCCCCGAAGAGACGGACAGGGTAACCTTGCTCGTCGGGCATATTGTCCGAACGGTATAGGCCCCGTCTTCGCTCACCGTTGGCTCGTCGTCAATATACATAATCGGCTCATAGTTCATAGCCTGAATATGCAATAGCTGCTGGTTGGTAGGGTAAATCGTTAGGCGCAGATGCTTATTGAAGATATTATCTACCGATGGCCCGTTGGCCACGTGCTGCCAGTTATCCTCTTCTTCACCGATAGCCATATTGCGGTACAGGTGAATACTACCATTGTACAGAAACCTCAGGAAGTACCTGTCACAAAATTGCAGGTCGGCAAACCAGGCAGTGTCATAAACCTCCAACAAGTATAGGTCAACAAAGCACGGCTGGTTATCCTCTGGGTCAAAAGTGCTTGTCAGTGTACACGCCATCGCGCTGGGGTTCTGCTGTAATATAGCCTTGCCTGGCGCACCCCAGATGCCAGAAACCTCTACATAGCTTGCCCCCGTACCGCCCTGTGTCCACTCGGCAAGTTGCGCTTCCGTTGGTTCAAGCTCATATATCGGCTCCAATGTTATAAGTTGGGTGGATGTCAGCAGGCCGCTTTGCCTATCCTTCTTTCCATCCCAGAGCCACAGATTCTCGCCACCCCTGCGTCCCTGCCATAGCCCTGGTTCGTTCGGATACCAGCGCCGCGTGAAGCCAGGTTGCTTCAGACGGTTATCGGGAGTATTGAGCCAGACTGTGGGTTTATGAGATGGCATAATTATTTACAGTAGTGATGTAATAAATACATAGGTAAAATGCCCAACCAGTGCCGCCAGGAAGATTATCACTACAATTCCCACCCAAAACCCAATTGTCGGCGAGCCGTTCTCGTTATCCATTTAATTCCCCGCCCCCCTAATAAGACAGGGCGGGCAATTGTTGTACGCCTTCTGTCAGAACATCAGTAAGGTGGTTAGTTATTGCCCGTTTGCCCTCTTCGTTGAGTCCGGCTATGTCAACTACTACGCGGATTTCGTTAGTGCCGACGGCACGGACAGCTCCAGCACCTATTCCCTGACGCAGGCCTGCACCAGAAACGCGGCCAATAGCCTCCTGGATGCCGCGCCCAAGGGTTCCGCCGATAACCGCCTGAATTGCATCGCGAACAGAGTCGCCCTTCTTTATTAGCCTGTCATAATCGCGGGCGGCCTTCAGGCGTTCGCGGTCGGCTTCTTTCCAGGCCCTTTCTTGCATTCGGATGATTTCTTTGCGGTATGCCTGTTCGGCTTCCAGTATTGCCACCTGGGCACGTTCGGTTTCTCGCAGAGCATCCCCCACTGCACGAGCAGCCTTGACTTCATCCTCCTCAAATGCCGCCGCGATGCCCGTAGCCTTAGCTATGGCCTCGGCAAATACTGCCGCCTGCTGGCGATATTCAATTTCTAAGAGAAGTTGTGAAAGCCTATCATCTGTAAGTGCCCTTGCCCGACGGTAGCCAATTTCAAGCTGTTCTTCGCCGCTCCGTAATTTCTCAATGTAAAGATTGGCACGCTCAAGAGCCACTGCTACAGCGTCAACTTCATCACTGGGAGGTAGTACGGGCGGAACTGCAATAGCGGCCAATTCTTCGGCTTCGGGTGCTGGGACATCCTTCAGCATCTCTCCGCGCAGAGCCTTAATGGATGCAAAGGCTGCTTTCATAACCTTGGTTATAACAGCGTGCCAGCGCACTGTCCGTTGGCCGGCTTCCTCAAGGATGGCAATAGCTGTCTTGCCATATTCTAATGCCTTCCGAGGACTCCAAAGAAGATTAGCGGCGGCAGCCACCAGGTAAAAGTGGGCGCGGACTGTTTCCAGTATTTCGATAAAGGAGAGCAGTGCTTCTGCCGCCAGCCCAATACCCTTGAGTATTGCAACTGCCATATCCAGTACGGCGTCCTTGCTATCATCAGCAGCAGTATCTGCATCCTCCAGGCTTTTCTTGTATTCATCAATACCAGCCTTGAGCGCCCTGCCAGCCAGCGTTGCCGCATCAACAACATCCTTCGCCAAATATTGAGTAAGTCCACCAATACTTACCCGCAGGTTCTCCCACTCAGCAGCGAGCTTATCGATAGAACCCGCTAGGCTGTTCATCGCTATATCGGCTTGTTCCTGGGCCTTGCCGGTTTCACGAATCTGGCTATCCAGTTCATCCCAAACCTCAACCCCGCCCTGTAAGATTTGCGTCCATACCAATGCGCGGGCACCGAAGACCTCGGTTGCAGATGCTGCATCCCATTGAGCTTGCGACAAATATTCAATTAGTTCGCGGGGCTTGCTAAGTAATGATGCTGCTACCTCCCACTCAAGGCCCAATCTCTTCATTGCGTCACGCGCTTTGTCTCCGCCCTGGGCTAGTTGTATAAGCCCCATACGGAATGCCGTACCCGCCTGGGTGCCGCGCAAGCCAACATTATAGAATTGACCCAGCACGTTCAGTATATCATAGAAGCCCCAGCCAAACTGTCGGCCAGCCGAAGCCGCATAAATCATTGCATTTTGCAGTTTATCAAAGCTCGCCATTGTAACTGCGTTTACTGCCGCGAAACCGTCCACTACAGCAGCGGACTTATCGGTTTCAATGCCGAGTGCCTTCATTGTCGAAACAAGCAATCCGGTGGCAGCATCCAAATCCGCATTGAGTGCTGCCGCGAGCAATGCCGCCGGCCCCAATGTATCCAAGGCCTCCTCCGTGCTCAGGCCGGCGCTATACAAGAACCATAAACCCTCGCCCGCCGAGGTTGCCCCGAAGCCCAACGCGGCGAGTTCGTCCAAAGGCAGACTATCGCGCAGGTCAGAGATTTCCTCTTCAGTGAGGCCAGCCACAGATGCGGCCTTGCGCAAAGCGTCCTCAGCATCGCGGGCGGCCTTGGTAACATCTATTAATCCCGCTGCTGCCCCACCAGCCGCCGCCAGTGTCGCTGCCGCCAGGGCCGCAAATGCAGCAGCGGCCAACAAAACCCCCGCCGTCAATGCTGCAATAGTTATAGTCAATGGTGAAACAACGGCCTCCAAGCCAACCGTAGCCGTGGTGGCCGCACTTTCCGCCGCCGCCATTTCCCCGGCACTGCCGGCAGCCAGCTTTTGGCCACCGGCTAACTGTACAGAGGCGACGCTAGTGCCCAACTCAGACAGCCCCAGCTCCTTAACCGACGCGGAACTACTACGCATCGCGGCCCGGTAGGCACTGTGCCCAGTCGCCATAATAATTGTTTGTAGCCTGTCTACCTGGGTAGCCATTGGTTCCTACTTGTGCGTGAGTTGGTGTAGGATTTGCGGGTCCTTGAACTTTTTGCCACAGACATCGCAGGTCACTTCCAGATTATCACGCAACCACTCGTCGCGGCAGGATGGACAGAGGTGTGGCTTCTCCAGTTCCTCAAGTGCAGCCAATTCTGCGTAGGCAACTGGCAGCACGGGAACCTCTGATGGTAAACGGTGCAGATACTTGACACACAATCTTAACTCGTTAAATCGTCTTGTATCTGCTCGTAGACTTTTTTTGCCAGCTCAACCTCAATGTCAGTCGCACCGCTGAGTTCCTTTATCTTTTCAACAATGCGCTCGATGGTCCCACCGTCTGCCTTATCCAATTCAAAGAGCCACTGTTGGTAGTCGAACTTCGGCTCTACCACACCCAGCGCAAGCCACGCCGCACACTCACCGAGCTTAAACTGTTCCTCGCGGTCTTCGCCCTTTGCGCTCATAGCCGCCTTGTACCGCAGACCCTTGAATGCCTGGTAGTCCTTCGCACTGAGGCTCTGCACGCGACAACCTTCAACAACAGCGGTTTGCCGCCGGCTGCGAAGCTGTTGGAGGAAGTCGTCACCAGAAAGCACGGTATCTTCGGCAACCACTTCCTCTTCAGCAACTTCGGGTTCCTGCTTGTCCTTGTCTTCGTTCATCGGGTTTCCCCCTTTCTAATTGTTAGCTGAATGCCCAGGTGCCAGTGCCTTGGAAGCTCCAAGACTCTTCGTTGGGGTCATTGCTGACGGAAACGCCCACAGTAGTTAGATAGCCACTACCGCTGAATGTCCCACCGTCAAACAGGTTGGCCTGGAAACCTATCGGCGTCTCGTTGATTGAGTGCTGGGCACGAAGCAACTCGGCGCTGCCCGAACCAACCAGGTTAGTGCCGCTGGCCGTCCAGCCTATGTGTCTGTTAGAATAATGCTTGACATCATCCTTGACGGCAGTATGCTCCACATTGTCGGTTGTAAACTCAATGTTACAACCCGTGAAGCGGGCCAGGTAATCGTAAGTATCTATCTTGAAAAGCGTCCCGTCTTTGCCAATGATGCTATTGGATGGCATACTGCTCAACCTCCATTATGAAGTGGTGTAGGCGCCGGTGGCGCGGAATACGAAAGACTCGACATTGGCACCGTCGCCCACCGCTACCTCTGACGAAGTGATATATCCGTCGGCGGCTATAGTGCCGCCGTCTACTAAATTGCAAACTACGGTTACTGCTACTGGACTGGGTGGTGTGAGGCCTCGGAAAACCTCGGCATATCCTGCCGATGGTACGAAACTGCTGCTGCTGATTTCTAACCCTAAACGCGTCGGCTCAATATACTCGTAGTCATCTTGCGGGCCGTGGCGTTCGACAACGGTTTGCCTCTGGCGCACCGTGCAGTCAGTAAAGTAGCCAAGGTAATTGTTGCCGTCTACCGTATAAACCGTTCCATCCTTGCCTATGCGGACATTACCGCCGGACATTTACAAACCCCCCATAATAGCGGGCCGATAAGCCTTGCCCCGCGCCGCCTTGATGTTCTGGTTGCGCTCTGATTTTGTGCGCTTGAGGGCTTCCTTTAATATGGGGCGCTCTATCATATATTTAGTGCCCAGCATAAACCTTGCATACTTGGCTGCGTTCCAGATAGTGCCCTGGGCCTTGTTGGTGCCAACAATAAAGTTCCAGTGCCAAGAGCGGTGAAACTTGCCGAGTTGCTTATTGATTATGTGCGCGGCTACTGGCAAGCGACCAGGGCGGCGGCGAGCATACGGGTGGCCCATTCGGCGCAGGTCGGCTAATGAAGCGAACCGCCGCTGCGAGAATTGACGGGCCTTCGTGTAGACGGCCTTCGTGTTCTTCTTGGTGGCGGCAGAGATTTCCTTCAGATATTTCTCGCCCCGCCGTTCCATACCGACGGCCAATCTGTTAGCGTTGGAAGTTATCATTAAGGTTCGGCTTCGTAGTACGTCAGCACAAACTCAGCAGAATAAGCAAGCAAGCCCATATCGCCCATGTCCTCAATCAGTTCGTGGTCAACGCCTGCGCTAACAAGGCGCCGATTGGTAACAATAACACCGCCCAGTTTGTGGCCAGTGTCCATAATGTTAGATACCATATCCTCGCCGACGAGCCGCATCAATTGGTACGGATTAGCCGACGCTGCACCGGTGGCGCGAATGTGGCTTGTCTTTATGACCGCCGTGACCACAACGGACAGGTCAAGCTGCGTAAAGGTAACACCGTCAGTGCCTTCGGTGACGGCGGGCGTAAAGATAAGTAGCGGGTAGTCGGTAGTTTCGTCCAGCAGCGTAAGGACGGGGCCTTCGGGCTTGCCAACCCAAGTATGGGTGGTAGTGCCATCAGTTGCAGAAGCCCCTGCCGCTGTCCGCAATTCGTCAAGGATTGCTTTGGTGGAGAATGACCAGGCCATTACCATTCATCCTCTACCGAGCACTTAAATAGTAGATATAGTCCATGTCCTGCCAGCCACACAATAGTCATTAGTGCTAACAGCGATATTGGCCCATAGCACCAATGTAGGCCAGCCTCAGTTGCCGCATATCCAAATAGGGCGGCAATGAGACCTACCAGCGGCACAAAGCACAACACGATTTTAGTCATAGTATTTCCCCCTTGTTCAGATTGTACTACTGTATTGCCTTCCGTTCAACCAGCACTTCAATATGGTTGTCGCTGCCCCTAAACGATTCGGTGGTCGGCGGGTCTTGGACAACCCAAATCACATCAATACCTTGGTCGTTAGTTATCGTAATCTGGTCGCCCTTCTCTATGTCGGTAGCCCTGCCGTCGGTTGCCAGCGGCAAGAAAAGCCTCTGCACATTGCGCTCCAGCGGCCCAACAGCAAACATATCATCACTAACACGCAAGGGTACGAGTAGGCAGTTGACTGCCCGTTGAATACCGACCAAGCCCCAAGTGGCAAACTCCATTTGGAGGTCGGCGTCGTAAGATACTGCCGACCGTTCAATCCGACAGGTCTGTGTCATTATGTTTTCGATGCGGTCGGTGGTTGCCATAAATTAGCCCTCAATCGGTTTTCCACCCATTACAAGCAACCCCTTGTGTTTCGCTTCTATATCGCGCCACGCCTTCTCCTTGCGGGCCGCCCGCAAGTCTTTCTGTTTAATACCCAGGACCTTCGCACACTCTGGCCAGTTCAGCTTGCGTTGATAACGCAAGTCCTCCAACGTGGTAGCGACTCGATAGGATGCAGAGTCAACGGCCACTTCGTGAACCGCCTGCGCCACAGCCTCCGGCTTAATGCCTGCCATCATATCACAGACCGGTTTGCCACAAGGCAAGGCCTCACCGTGCTGCACGTGTGTAAAGCAATCATCGCAACTGTGTATCTGCCCGTCCTTGTCCTTGAACTTCGGCCCTTCGGGGTACGGTATCTGCAACGGGCGAATTGATGGCAGGTTAGTGCCACGGATTTCGTAGGGAAACAATCCGTACAATCCTACACTCGGAATGCCTAATGCGCCCGCCAGGTGTAGTGGCCCACTATCAGCACCGACGAATACATCACAGGTCTTCATCGCCACAGCCAATGCCCGCATATTCGGCGTATGCCCGCTATAATCAATCATATTCCGTGGTGGCGGTAGCCAGTATTGGGTGCCCAGGATTTGGGTGCCCCACTGCGGCGCCTCTCCAGCCCCCCCGAACAAGACTATCTCAAAGTCTGCTATCAGTGCCTTAATCAATGCATTCCAGTAGGGCAGCGGCCAGATTCGTGCTGGTGAAGCCTGTCCAATATGAAGGCCGACGCGGGGCAGTTGCTTGTCGGGCAGGTAAACAAGCCGTTCCTCGCCTGGCAATATCACATAGTCGGGTTGTGCGTCGGCAGGAACCTCAACGCCCATTGCCCGCGCAAGGAGTAAATGCAACGGTGTTCCTGGGTTATGGCACCGCGGGCAAGTAGTTGCATTGGGGCCACTGATAACGCCTTCTATATCAAAGACCGCCTCGTAGCTTTCCACCCAGGCCTTGGCAGGGAAATCTGGCCCTACTTGCCCGATGTAATCAAGCCCCAACCACTCCTCGCCAGTCTTAACCGAGCAAACATCTACCTGGCAGCCCGCCCGCCGAGCCACCTCCCGCAGCCCAATAGTCATTTGTATCCGGTCGCCCATCCCGCCCCCACCGATAAAGAGCAAACTACTGACCTTGCCGCCATCCCATTCGTTGGAGTAGGTATAGGGGCCTGCCGCCATTTCCTTCTTTAGTTCATCAGTAATGAAACGGGCCGAGTTGTATATGGCGTTATAGGTAAGATAAGAACCATTTTGGCGCAATGCACTGTCAAGTAGCTTAATGGGCCGGTGCATCGGGCGAAACTCTATCACTTCAATTCCCCCTGTTAGTCTTCTGTCAGTCTGCGCCGCGACTCTGCTTGTGGTGTCCAGTCTATCGCGGCAACGCCCCAATACGGTGCTGGCTTCTTCGCCAGCGCAAAGTTGTCCATTGCAAAATAATCATTGGCCATCTCCCGCATCTTCTTGGCCACGTCACGGCGGTCGCCCTTCCACGCTCCTACGCTAACACTCTCGTCCTCGCGCGCCAACCCCGCCGCCCACGTCAAAAGAGCAAGGCCAGCAGCGGCCCGTAATTTGCCGCTGCCGGCCTCGGTTATGAATATATTGATTTCGGCATCTTTGAACTTAGCGTTGCTCACTTCGGTGTCCTGTATGTACAGGCGCACCTTGCCGACATTGGTACTGGGGTCGTATGTGGATTCTGGAGCAGCCACTAAGTTCACCTACCTAATCAATCTGGTTCTTACGTGGTATCGTCAACCTTCAAGATGCCGCGCCGGCTAACTGCATAAACATCAAAGTCATGCCGGATTTTGTAAGTGATACCATCGGCAGCTTGTAGGTCTTTTCCGGTCTCATCTTGCTGGAAGAGTTCGGGCCGGTCGCGCCCATTAAGGAAACCAACCTCAATGGTTGGGAACTCCAACGGGTCGGCGGCCAGATACCAGTCTACGGGACTGGTCAGCTCTTCCAGGTAAACCGGAGTCAGGCTGGCAACTGGAGCGGTCGTATCGGGTTCCAGGGTGGTTGTCGTGGCACCCGCAATCATCCGCACCCCAGCATTTACTCCGCAAAGCCGCTCGGCGGTATATTGCAACTCGGGCGGCACAATCAGGTACTTAGGCCGCAGATTCATAATACGTCCCTGCGGTGTAGGCAGATTGGCGAAGTAGTGCATATAGGTTATCAAGTTCGTGTAGTTCAACGGTGCAGCCGCTGAATACATATTGATACACGAACCCGCAGGAGCCGTTGTGTTAAACAGGCGGCTACCATCACGCATTACCATACCAGAGGTGCTTGTAGATGCGCCAGCCTCCAGGCAATTGGCAACGTGTTTATTGATGGTGCGCTTCATCGCGGCACCCAGAACAGATGGAATAGCCTGCAATGCCCGCTGGTCATCATTGAAGAGCATCTGCCGTGTATACCGGAATAGAATACCATACGTCTCTATTTCTGCATACTCGTACTCTTCTTCGATGCGAGCATCGTCGTAGCCGTGCCCCTCCGGCACCATAGGAATAGTACCCGAGGATGTACGGGCTGCCTGCTGCTCATCTACCAGCAAGTCTTCCAGTACGGCCACGTTCTGCCGACGAAAGTTGTTGAACGTGGCGGGACGGAACGGGATGCGCCAGTTTTCCGAGACGCTATCAAAGGCCTTGTAGAGGTGCGTATCAACGCTCCCACCGAGAATAACTGGCAGGTCGTCGTCTACCATAGCCTCCTGTACCCGTTCGTGCTGCATACGACAGGCCTCAGCAACGCGGCCTTCCGACACTAATTGTACATAGCGGTTCCATACTGCTTTGTCCTTCGGTATGTAAGACTCTACTATGTTATCGACGGAGGTAAATCCGCCGAAGAAACTATCGTTTACTTTCGGAATGTAATTCGGCATTTTTAACCTCCTTAATCAAGGTCCTCGTTGAGTTCGCCTGTCCCCATACCATTGGTAAATATAGCCTTGATATGACAGCGGCTATATCCCTTATCGGTAGCATTGTACGCAGTGGAAGCTGCGGGGTCGTAGTCCACCACAACACCACAGGCGAGCTTGCCACTCACGTACGGGGTAACGGCGTGGTCTGCCAATACTGTCACCTGGTCGCCTAGCGATAGGTCGCCACTACAGTAACACTCGAAAATGTCCTCCGAAACGATAACAACCGGAGGCTCATCGGTATCAGTTGCCTTAGCAGAGGCGGCGGGGATGTTCTTGACTACACCCCAAACAGCACCGCCCAGCGGCGCGTTTTCTATCAAGTTGGATGTAAGTCCGACAGGGGTGAATGTCGTAGGCGGGGCAGTTGAACCGTAGTCCATCTTAACGGTCAAGTCCTGCCCGCGCAACCACTTCCACGGGTAGTCGTCGGTAATTTCGGCCATTTGTTACACCTCCTACTTCTCTTCTGGTTTTACTCCTGCTGCCCTGGCAATATCTGCACGGACTTCCTCGGGCGTGAGTGCGGCCGGCGCCTCTGCTTCACTAATAACGCCGGGGGTGCCGGGCAACCTTACGGATTCGGCGATGGCCTTTTCGTGTTCGGCCACTGCCTTGATTTCTGCGTCTACAGTTTCAACGAACTTCGCTTTGTCGTCGGGCGCGGCATCCGTGAACTGTCGCTTCACCATCTGCTTGCCAAGGTCGGTTATATTGGCCTCGGCCAATGCCGCCTGCACTACTTCGCGGGCATCAGCCTGCCGCTCGCGCATCTCGACAGCGGCCAGGCGAGCTTCGATTTCAGTTGTCTTTGATTCGGTTACTGCTGCCTCTTCTGGCTCGACTTCAGCAGCGGCCTCTTCGGCGGCTGCGGCGCTCTCTTGGATTTCCGCTTCCAACTCCTCGATGCGCTCATCGAACCCTGCGAGGACTTTATCGCTATATGCCTTCAACACGTCCGCCGGGCAATTAGCTTCCAGCAATTCCAGTGTTACATCCGGCCACTCCATAGTTTTCAACTCCTTGTGAGTGGTATATGTAAAGTAAATATGATACAGCAAAAACCCCGCCAACTCGTCCAGCGCGGGGCAAACAAAAAGCCCGCCGAAGCGGGCTTAGTGTGTCGGGTTTATTTAACCACTGTACGGCCTGCCGCTGCTAAATCGGCTCATCATCGTTCCGTTTGAGTTCCGTCTGGATGGCATTAGCAACGGCTTTCATTATGGCAATGGGCAAGCAACAAAGCTCCCAGGCCTTATCACCTTCGCGGTGCTCTATACTCACTTCGCCTGCCTTGCGCTGAATAACCAGGTCGCCGGAGCGGTCTGACCGGCCTTCCCGCCCATCGTAATGCACCATGTACTTTTCCGCACTATCTGCGTTATCCTTGGCTGCTTTCAATATGCTTTCCGCAAGCCCTGTCCAAACACGCACGGTGGGGCTGAATTGCCGCTGCCATTTTAATATACGCAGAGTGCGGGGAATGTTCTCTGGGGGCGTTCCCTCGGCAATTCTTTTTTCATCGGTTATCTTCTGTGTTAGCGTTTTCGGCGGGGCCTTCAGCATTATGATATTGCCGGCTACCTTGTCAAAGATAAAGTAACCGCTGTTGTCCTCGCCGGCATCAAACTCTACTCGTGTATCTGGCCAGTAGTCATTAGCTTTGTAGGTCTTGTGGCTCATTGGGTTCCCCCTTATAGTTTGATTATACTTCGCCAACTGCACCAAAGGCCGTCGGGTTTGCTACGAAATCAACTTGACACTTGCCGCTTAGTTTTGTCGGCACCTGGATTGTGCGCCCGTGATAGTCTTCAACATCAAAGTCATAATGGCCGCCCTCCCAAAGCACACTCAGGCCAGCAGCCCCAGAGTTCCGTATTGTCTCATTGCCAAAGACAGAAACCACATAATCGGCGGCCTCATTATTGTCAAGTAATACAATGTCACCGACAACTGACTCGGTGGCCTTATCATAACGTGGGTTACGGGTATGGCCAGCCAGCGCACGAAGGCTGCGCGGCTCGCCAGGGGCGGGATGGTCAATGTAACAAAGTGAACCATCAAAAGCATCCAAGTGAGCCTCCAGAACCTCCGGTTTCCACCGGCGCGTCTTGGGCTTGTTTAGCCCCGCCTTGATAAATGTGCAGTTGCGCAGAATGCGCTCGTCGCCCTGCTGCCACGAAGCAACCTCAGAAAGTGCCTCGGCGGGCAGCACATAGGACTCCTGCATCGCTTCGGGTGCAGGCGCCTCTTCTCTCTTGGCGGATGTCGCCATCAGAGCCTCTTTGCGTCGCCCCACGTCTGCCTTCAGCCTGTCAATCTTGATGCCCCAAATCGCTTCAGATAATCGCCGATATAGCTTGGTGCCCATGTCTGTCTCCTTCAATACCCATTTGGGCGTTGCTTTCTTGAATGCTTTCTTTACTGCTCCCCAGGCATATTGGGCGCGGCGCTTTTCTGGCCAGCCCTTCTTCTCGGCGGCATTATAAGCATTACGCCAAATTGTTTGAGCGCGAGCAGGCAGGGAGTTCCGGACGCTCTTGGGGAGTTCAGAGTTGCGGGCGTATGGTTCCGAAAGGCGGTCAATGCTAATAGCGGATTCGCGAATGCTGCGCGGCATTTTGTCGGCACCAACGCCAAGTTTGCGGTAGGCTGCCCGTATTTTAGCCTTCACCGCCGCGACTTTGTTGGCTGGTATTTGCACACGTCGTCCGCGAAAACCCCCAGCCGAGAATGCAGCGGCTGCTCTACCCAATTGCCGGACAGTAACCTTACCGGGTGTCTCCTCCAACCGAATTTTCCAGGTGCTGGGCTTCTCGCGATCTGGAACATAAGCGTATGCCCGGGCAGAGAACCGGAGCCCTCCCTCTGTCTTGAACGCGGCTTCCTGCAAGCGGATATATGACCACAACTCAGCTTCGGCGGTACGCTTGGCTATAGCCTTTGCCCTTGTCATTAGATTGGCCTTGACTGGCGCAGACAAGTTACTGCTCGCAATATCTGTTAGGGCACTCTCTACGAGTGCACCGTCAATCTCGCCGTCGCTATTCTTGTACGGAAAGAGCCGCTTGCGTGCATATAGAAAAGAACTATCGGGCAGGTCATTGATAAACTTTGTACTCCAAACAGTCATCGAGGGTCACATCCTATTTTCGTACTGGCAATGCGCTCCCCCTGTATAATACCGATTGCTGTGCCCACAAGGCCCGTAGGCGGAAAGTTTGCTATAATATGAGGTATAGTGAAGGGCAGAAAAGAAATGGCCTAGAACGGCTTATTTTCCATTCGTAACTTGAGCAATGCCCCACAGATAGAATCTATTGCCCGCTCATTATGGCCAACATATAGGTCTTTAGCCAATGTGGCTGCTGGCTCGGAGAGCCGCCTGCGCGTTTCCGTAACAACATCGTCTGTATCAGTCAAAACTATATGGAGCAATTCATGTATGATACTGCCAATAATTGCCTTATCCTCGCGATCGCGGGCAATCGTGACAATAGCCCGTCGCGTATAGAAGCGTGTCCGCACATTGGCCGTGTCATCATCGTCGTTAATTTTTTCGGCCTCAATACACTTAACCTCAATAACCCAGTCTTGTAGCCGTAGGAGTTTCTGCCAGTACACAACCTCCCGCTCTATCTGCTTCTTTGTCAACTGTTATCCCCCTTCTATTTTGTGAGGCGGGCTGCATTACATTGTCAATTCCGTAAAGCCCAGCGCCTTGAGCTGGGCACCATTAACATTGGCGTTCTCAAATCCCTCCACATCACCCCAGAAAGTACCGCCGCTCAGGTAGCCGTGCAACCTTGGTGGAGGCCACACACTCCCCTCCTGAGCCACAATGACTTGCTCCTGGCCACGGGCAAGTAATCTATTTTCCCGGTCATACTTACCCCCTGGGACTAGCGTCATCGCACAAAGGCAAATATGGACACCGTTGACTGCATTGACAATTTGCCGCAACCGGCCCGGCAGCAATGGGTTGTAGCAGTCGTAAATTATCATCCAGTCCATAGTGCCGTAAAACGGTCTGCCGCCAGCCTGCAATACGAGCGGTGCTGTTTCTGCAACAAACTCGCAGGCCAGATGTATGCTGTGGGGTAAGTCTATCTCCGCCTTGTGCCCCAAGTAATCAACTACCATTATCGGGCTGCCCATCGTTATGGGCTGGCCGTCTTCGTCTTCCTCAACGGGGCGGATCTTCTGGAACATTAGCTCGCAGCCGTTGTTGCCCAGCAGGATGCCCTTGACACGTGGCGCAATCTCCTGAATCAGCGCCACGAACTTGCCATAATCCGGCAACTTTCGCTGAGGCCAAACTGACGGTGTTGGCCCAGCGAGTGAACCGTAATAAAGCGGAACCCAAACTATGTCGTTGGGGCCCACTGCATCTGCTACCCATTCCCATTCCTCAAAGACTGGATCGTGGTCGGGTTCGACTGGCATAATAATACGGCCCGGTAGCCAATCTTTATTTGCGGGCCAGTATTCATAATTCTCGCCTGGATACCACTCACACCATTTATAGGCAGGGTGTGTTGATGCCTGTAGTGCGAGAAACCTTTTCTCGCCGGTGAAAGCACCTTCTTGCCCCCAGGCCTCAGCGTGGGGATTATACTTTACCTCCTTGGTGTTCATCCGATTAGGTCTATGAGAATAGCCCCACGGGCGTTTGCAGTTTGCGTGGGCAAAAGCCTCCTCGGCGGTAGAAATATCTTTACCACCAGCGCCTTCGGGCAGCTTATACTTGTGAATCGCTTCACTCACTGTGTATTACACCCACAAACTAATATATGCTTTGGCATCAGCCCGAGGTTATCGTCGAAACCAATCTCTTGCCAGGGGAACTCATAGTGAAGCATCTGACCGTTTGCGTATGTGGCGTGACCAATAAGTGGGACATTCTCACCATCGCCGCTGACCCAGCCGCCCGTGTACCATTCGTGTACCTTAGCAAATTGCTGATAAGGCAACCCGCAATTCGGGCACTTCTTCGGCTTGCGCTTAAACGGCCACTTCATCGCTTCCCCCTGTTACTGCGTTTGCAATAGTAGCCAATTGTTCGACCCTAACCCCCAATTTCTTTACTTGTTCTGCCCACCAATCTTCACCCCATAAGCCTATAAGTTCCTGTTCCATTTGTGTGCGCCCGCTACGGCTTTCATGCCAATAGCGATGCCAGTTGACATCGTGAAAGCGTAAGCACCCGCAAACCGGAATATCACCAGTGATTTCTTGCTCCATTTCGGCATAGCGCTTTTGTGCGAGTGTCATATATCCGCCCGCGCCCAGGCTTTCGTATCGTTTAGTGGTGAGAGGTTCCTGGTTCATCATCAATCCCCCCTTAGTTGTTGTACTTGAAACCCAGCTTTTCGTAGAGATTGCGGGCGGCCTGGTAAAAGTCGTTGCTGCCCGTGCCGAGCTTGATGCGAGTTACTCCCCGCCCGACAAGGACGGCTATCACCGCCGCGCAAACCCCAAAGCCGAATCCCCGTCGGCGGTGGTCGGGCCGCACTGCAATGGCGCTCATGTGTGCCCAGGTAGGGTCAGTATCGGTTTGCCAACCATGGGCGGTGGCTACGGGCTGTTCTTCATCGTCTACGATAATCCGCGAAACGCATCCAGCCCCCCCGCGCCCCAACCCCTGGGCTACTTTCTGGCTTACCGCCGGAACGACAGCACCAAATGCGGGGCTGCACGACATCAAACATTTCACGCATCCCGCATTGTCGCTCGGTTTATACTCTCGAAGCGTATATCCCTCAGGAGGCGACCATTCTGGAATTGCAGCGGCGGCCTCAGCAGTGAGAATCATGGGTATGCTTTCGTATGTCACCGCTTCGCCTTCTTCTTCGGCGGCTTGAGCTGCCCCGTCTCCAGGAACCGCCGCCAATCGGCTTCGTCAATTATAGCATCGGAGCGTACCGCATCCACAAAACTGGCTGGCGAAGCATTATCGCTACGCAGAACATCTTGATGCGTTGTGCTGCTATTCGCGTTGATTGGCTCCGAACTTATTATATGCTCAAACATATAGGCATCAAGGCCCTCGCGGTCAACACCAGCGTCAATGGCATCGCTAATAAGAATCTGGGGGCAGTCCTGCTCTTGGCCGGCGAGACCCAGACAGTTAGACGATGATAGTGGTAATACATTACCATTCAACGACCGGCCCCGAATCGTCGGAATCGTATAGTGGGTAGGAACCTGCCAGCCGGTTGCGAATGCCAGGCGGTATGCGTGTTCACCAAACTGTCCTACTATCGTTGAGAGGTCTTCGCCGTCAATTGCCATATTCCGACCCGTTAGCATCTCGTCTACTGCCCAGCTCAATACAATCCACGGGTGCGTGATGTGAGTTTGGGAACCCGCCCCGCCGATTCGAGTGGCTATATACTCTGACTCTACATCTACTATTTGTTTTTCTCCAAACGGCAGTGGCCACTGCCCAAACTGCTCCTCAAATCCGAATATGCTGTAATAGTGTTGCGTGAGGGTATTATCGCTTTGCCATTTGACGCCCATCTGCCGCTCTTCGGGAAATGGCCAGTTGAATCCCTGGGCACGCAGCTCTTCTTCACTGCTGGGGCCGAGGCCATAATGATTGAGACAGCGAATCAATTCGTCGCCCCAATACTCAAATGATGGCCGTAGGTCATTGGGTGCTTTCTCGCCCACGGGTTCCCGCGCCGTGGGCAATCCAAGCATCGCCAACAGGTCGTCAATTATAATGACGAAAGTGCCGCCAGTGCGCTCGACAAGTGTGTGTATAAGCCAGGCAATTGTGTAGTGCGAAAGCAATGTCGGCCCTGAGGGCGTCGGGACCATAGTCCCGTGTACCCTCTTGGGCGTCAATATCTTGTTACTCACTTCGTTTCCCCCTTCAGTCTTAGTATTTCTTCGGCTACATCCCTCCGCAACTCATCCAGGTTGCCTTCGTATATTCGCTCTGGGTCTTGCGCCTTCAACCACGCCTCGCCTCCCGCTGCTATCAGCGTAGCGATGTAGCGCGAGTCATCGTACCCTTCCCGGTATGCCTCCCAGGATATGGTATCCAATACTCCACGGTCGCCACGTCTTACGAAATCACCACTACCTACTCGCCCGTGAATACCAGCATAGCTCCACGGCATTGTGCCGTCTATGTTGGAAAGCCACATACCGAAACCGCGAGTGCGACGATGGTCGTCGGGCAAGGGCCAGCAACCCCACGGGTCCATATATGTGAAGAGCCGTTTGCCCCGTTCGTGGACACCCTTTATCATATCCTGCCATTCAGGTGTTAGCGTTGATTCGGGATGCCAGTGCGCGTGTTTATCAGGCGCAAGCAGAACGGCCTTGGCGGTAGCAGTATGCTGTTGCCTATCCGCCTTTCCACTATCGGGTGGTTGTACAATAGCTGTATCTAATACATCTCCGACTAATTCCGCAAAGTTGGGTGGGCAGGCTACCCAGACAAAACCGCCCGCCTCCTCGACACTCTTCATAGCTTCGTGTTCAGAGCGCAGCTTTTCTCCGCCCCACTCGTCGCCAGCGGCAAAGCCAACTCGCCCATATCCGCGCGCCGTCGCCCAGGCCTGTATCTCTCTTGCCGCTTCTGTGTTCCGCTCGTAGTCCCCTTCGCCCAGACCGGTGGCAATCCTAACCGCACCGTCCCCAATGAACAGCTCGCCTCGTGGCAGGCCAGCCGCCTCACGCAGGTGCAAGTAAGCCTCTAACTTGCTAAAGTCTAACGACCCATCAGGGTTCCGACCAACCTGCTCGTATATATTCGGGTTTGTACACCCGTGCGCCAGCATATTCTCAAGCTCAAGCACCATCTGCGTTTCTGTTATTGGGCCGTACCGTTGCCGGAAGGCCTCAGAACTTTCAGGGGAATCCAGCATCGAAGCATAGTATATGCTATATGTTTCGCGTGGCGGAAGGAGCTTGATGTTCGGCACCCAGACATTCAGCCTGAGCGTCTGCGCGGGTGCATTGCTAGGCACAATCCGAAGCGTTGCGGTGTAGTTAGCTGGCTGCACATCTTCGGGAATGTGTACTGTTATCCAGAACTGCTCGCACTTACTAATATCTACCGGACGTAGCCCTTTTGTATCTATCAACTTCTTGAGCATCCGATTCTGTGGTGCGTGGAGAGTTCGCCATTCTTCTATGGTTTCGGGGTAGTTACCCCAGTCGGGAATGATGCCGCCCTCGCTTGCAGAAACATATCGCTCCTCTGGCATATTAGCATAGTAGTCGGGCACTTCTTCGACTACCGTTAGCATATCGGGGTCGTGCACAAGAACGCAGGGCGTGACGGCGTTGCCAATTCCTTGCACACCGGCAACCTGCCACTCTGCTAACCGTATATCTACCGCGCTGGCTGCTATTGTGGCATTGCCTCCACCATCAAAATAGTCCCCCACCAATTTGCTGCAAGCCATTCTTACATTGTCAAGGTGCTCATCAGTCGCCGTCTGAATCACGAAGCTCGCTGGTTCATACTCGCCAGGCGCGGCCATAATACTAATGGTGTCGCCCTTCTGGCAACTTGTCGGCAGCGGTTCGTCAAGCACCAATACGTGATTGGTTATGGGCGGGTCAATTATATAAATCTCGTAGGCGCCTGCACCCGCAGGAAACAACAATGGCAGTATGAACGCTATAACATAAATCGGTTTCATCACTGTATCTCCTGGTGTAGTGTATGGTATGATTAGTAGCTTGGCCTGCCCCCGCCGCTAGACGAGGGCAAGCCCATTACAGCCCGACAGATTGCTATGGCTTTGGCGTCAAGTTCCACATCGTCCAGGAGGCATTGTCGCCCGCCCAGAGGACGCCCTTGTCCACCATGGATGCGTGACCATCCACCCAGGCAACTCCGCATTTCTTGCCGCCAGCGTGCCGAAAAGCAGGCCGATAAACGCTGGGGTATGAAACGAAATATGACCCACCATAATTGTAGCATTCACTAAACATTACAAAGTTCGTCGGTGACCCAATCTCGCCTTCCCACGCCAGGGTTATGCCTTCGTTCTGGCCATAGCTCATATACTTCTCCATCTCCGTGTCAATACCATAGAGGCTATTTGTGTACGGCCCGCCACGTGGCTCCATATCGTTCTTCCAATCGGGGCAAACTATAATGCGCGACTGGCTAAGGTTGTCTGCTGTGCCCACATAGTTTGCACCCTGCTGTGTACCAGCGAAGTAAGGTCGGACGCTGCCCCCGTGAAGTTCAATAGTCTCAGGCGCACCGTCCGGTCGGATGCAGTAAAACCACGGATTCCAGCCATCCAAGTTGAACGTTGGAAACCGGTCGTTGTAGTCGGCCACATACATCTTTACGGCCAGAGCGAGCTGCTTAATATTACTTAGGCAGGTCGTCTGCCGCGCCATTGCCCTGGCCTTGGCAAAGACTGGGAACAGAATTGCTGCCAGGATAGCAATAATCGCTATCACCACCAGCAGCTCTATCAGCGTGAAACCCTTGTGACCAGTTGTCAATGTGCTCTTAAGCCTCTTGTGTTTCTTCATTAGTTACTCCTTGTATTGGTGTAATTCTCCCCACACGCAGGAAGCCCGACTGCTGTGCGTACCAGTCGGGCTTCTCTGTAGGGAGGGTCTGCGTCGGTTGCGTTAGTTGTTAGTGTATACCACCTCCGTCAAATTGTATGGTGTTGGTGCAGTTCCCCCTTGTTTTCAGAACAAAATCCACCGCGCCTCCCCCTTTCAATCAAAGCATACCCACTGGCGGAGGCGGTTAAACCTTAGTATCAAAGTCCTGCTGTATTCGGGTGCCCATACCACGAAGTTGCCAGCAATCCCCAGGGCCTATATCGTGGGTTATCTCCTGCCCCCAGGCACTCGCTAAGCCCACCCCATCCACCTTGCGCTGCTTCTTTCGCATCCTAAGCCTGCCTCCCCAGCGCCTCCAGAGCCAATAACCAAATCGGTTTAGCAGGCCGCCATCAGTATCCGGCTCAAGGAACTCTACCCAGACCTCCCAAAGCACTTCGTCGGCCATCGCTATCGCCGTCTACTCCGTCCGCGCCCCGCGCTGCGAGTTGTCTTACACCCACCGCGCCCTCGGTTGGCTCTCGTTCCACGCCCGCTGCCATCTCGTTTAGGAACTCCTCGTGCCATTAGTCTGTCGCCCTTCCTCTTTGTGTAAATACCTTCTTCTGCTCGGTGCGCCGCCCTCGCCAGCCGCCCTTCCTGACCCGCATCTTCTTGACCTTAGTGAGGGCCTTACCGCCAACAGGTGTTCGGGCCGAGCCATCCCACAGCCGAACCTCGCCATCCTCTACTTGTCGCTTGGCGTTGCGCATCACATCGGGGTCAACATGCCACTCCTGCGTCCATTCGCAGGCACAGTTTGGATGAGCCGACGCCCCCAGCGTGGTAGACTGCCGAATGGTATATGGGTTGCCACTGGCTATGCCAATGCAAATATCGCAAGTACGGTCACCGAGGTTCTGGAAGTACATCACGCGGGACTTGTCAACGTCAACAAGTTTCTGCGTGTCGCTACCACTATGGGCAAGTATATCTGTCTGTGCGCGGAATTTAGCCTCCTGCCGTACGAGCTGGTCAAGTTGCTTGGCCTTATATTCAACAAACTTAGCGCGGGCAGCCTTGCGCTCGGCAAATGGTAGCTTTGCTATCCTGTCGCGCTCTTTTGCGAATGTGCGCTTGAGGCTCTTTGCCATCACACGGGAAGTGCGTTGTAGCTCCCGTTGCTTCCAAGCGGCCCGTAGCTTGAAGTCGCCACCGCCCAATGCCCGCGAGAACGCCGTAGCCTCGTGATTATACAGTGTGGTCAGTTGCCGATTGATTGCGCGGGCAAGGGCTTTGTCGTCCCGCGCCCCACGCAATAGCTGGTAGTGGCTGCCCCACTCGCGCCGCCTCGGAGCGAACGGGCCCACAAACTCGGACAGGCGTTCCCAAGGAACAGCATAGTGAGGTTGGAAGGGATTAATTGCCATTTCTAATCAACTATTCTGTGGCCGTAGCTCCGCACGACCTTGCGCCAGCCCTCAAATGCCCGTCCCAGAACGCTGGGCCGATGGTAGGGAGAAAAGCGATATAGCACACTACCATTGCGCTCTTCGAACACACCATCCATTCTGGGGCCTATTGATTCGCTGCTCCATTTGTCCCACGCTTCGCGCAGTCTTTCAATTGTTAGTGGCGGCATTTCTACTCCCCCTTGGCTTATAATTCTCGCACAACTCGTCCTTGACCCAGGCGGTGATGATGAAGAAACTTGTGTCGGCCTCCATTAATCTTACTTCTACTGCATCGTCGTGGTATGGTCTCAACGAGTTGTCGCGCAGGTATTTGGCTGCTGCGTTGCGTATGGGTATTGTCTTGTCAAAAACCGAGGAAGGAACCACAACTTTAACCTGATAGTAAACGTCTGGTGGCATTACTTTCCCCCTTGAGTATATCGCTCGTCGAATAGTTGCCTACCAGCGGCAGGAACCGAATATCCGCGCCACAGGCCTCCAGTGCTTCGCGCTCGCCCGCATCCATATTATCCAGTGTATAGTCTCCACCCTTGACATAGACATCGGGCTTGACGGTGTTGATTAGTTCGGTACAGCACGGGGAGTCGTAGATTACAATAAAGTCAACGCTTTCCAATGCGCTGAGCATTGTGGCTCGCTCCAACTCATTGAACACTGGGCGGCCCTCGCCCTTGAGTTGACGAACCGACTCGTCACTGTTCAAGCCTACAACAAGCAGGTCGCCCTCAGCCCGCGCCGCCTCCAGGTGCAGAATGTGGCCAGGGTGCAGTACGTCAAAGCAGCCATTGGTGAAAACTATCTTAACGCGCCACGGCGATGGTGCGGGGCGAAGTCCCCGCTGAACATCCCTGTGTGCGCAGATACTACCTATGTCACTAACCAGCTTGCGTGGATTTAGTATCTGCTATTCCCCCTTAAACGCCACCCTATACCACTGTCGATTGCCCATCAGTAGCCATCTATGTAGTCATCCCCAACTACCGCAAGCCCGTAATGTCCATTTTCATCCCGCCCGCGAATAATTGTAGAGTGTGCGGACTCTGCCAATTCAAGCAATTGTGCAAATGTCAAATCTATACAGGTGGCGCCACCTTCTATCTCATAGGAACGGGGAAGTTTGCCTATATCAGGGCTTGTGTCAGAGATTCCAAATGTAACTATTTGCTCACGCCTTATTCCGCTCATTGCTGCTCCCCCCTTACCACCCAGACTCTTCTGCGCGTTCCTCCTCCAGTACCGTCGGCTCGGCCTCCTCCGCCGCCATCTCCTCCTCTCGGGCCTGCAATTCCCCAGCTATGTCATCGAAGCCGAGCAAGTCAAGTACAGATGATACTGCCTGTGCATCTGTCAACAGACCACTATCATAACCCTCTATAATGAGCTTGCCCGCCTCGCTGATGTCCTGCCTGGCAATGCGGGGGGCGGGTATGTCATATTGGGCATCTTTAATGCCTGCCCGCGCCAGAGCAAAGTCAACCAGTTTGCGATAGGCGTCAATCCAGATAGACTGATATGCCCGCATATGAACCAGCGTCGGCCTGTCCATGGTGTGCGCCGTCGCAAGCCCTGCATTGTCTGGGTCACCCGAATAGTGCAGTGGTATGCCCAGGCCCACGACGCCAGCCATGTGAAACATCCGGCTATTGGTTTCCGCCTCCCCTGCCCGCGAAGAAGCCCTGTTCACGGACAATTCAGCCTGTGCATTCAGAAAGTTTATCTGGGCAGCAATATTCTCGTTGGCCTCCCCGTCGGCCCACTGGCCGCGGTCACGTACCTCATCGCGAAGGGTGTCAATGGCCTCGCTGCTGGCATCTACCTTGAGCACATTCATCAGCGCCGCTGTTGCCGCGCTGACAGTACCCTGGTCTTCGGCGGTCCTTTTGTGGAGCGTAAACCACGGCAAACTCACCGCCGGTTCTGGCCAACCAAAACCACCAGCGTCAATTGCATTTATACTAATGTGCAGAAGATGGGCGCCCTTCTCGGCCTTGTTGCCGAGCCTATCATGAAGTGGGTCATTGGCTTCCTCCGTATTGAATATGTCACGATAGAAGACGACCTTCTTTGTGCCCTTCTCCCGCCAGTTGTTTTCTGTGTCATCCCACTCCAGGTCGGGAATGTGGCACTTATAGTACAATACCCGTGTGAGGTCGAATGGGTCAATGATGGGTTGTATTACATATTTAGCGGGCATATAGCGAACGGCGGTGCGCTTGTCGCCTTCGGCCCCGCCGCGCAGTATGGCAAAGTAGTCACCATCAACCAATAGCTGATTAGACGCCCTGTGCTGGGCAACCGTGGAAAACAATGCACTCTGGTTGTCCTGTGCCCACCAGAAGTCATCAATGGCCGCCTGTACCGCTGGGCGTTTGTCTTTACTGACCGGCCCGTCAATGCCTTGCTCAAAACAGAACTCCGTCATCAGCCGCAGCGCGCCCTTGATAAAGACGTTACCGCGTTGGAACTGATAACGACAATTGTCACGGACAACCTGGCGATCCTCTGCCTTCCGCTCCTGCGATAACCGCGTCCAACCGACATCCTCTTTGAGCCGCTCTATTTCGCGGCTAGACTCTTTCAATTGAAGCCGAGTGTTGTAGAGGTCACCGTTAAGGCGGGAAAGCTCCCCGCCGGTTGCGGCATCGGCAAGTCTTTTCAGCGAACGTTGTAATAGTCTCATAATCGCGTAATAAGGCGTTCCTCGGTCTGGGTGGGGGTAGGTTATATCACCCAATAGAAACGCGCCCAGAGGCCGTCAGGCGCGATGGTCGGCTATTCTAAAGACGGACGGGTTCCACAAGCCGGATACGGGCCTTCTTGCGTACGGGTTCTGTAAGTGCAGCATATGCCCCGCTGAGTGCGTCAACCTGGTCATCGTGCATCCCGTGTGGAAAATCGTCAACCTCGTCTAAGAATGCTTGATTCCACTCGCCGCGCAAGAGTTTGAGGTTGCCTGCCTCGGCGGCGATGGCGGCACCCTCTGCCCGCATAACCTTATCACCAGTCACGCGGTCACCCTTGAAGTTGTAACCTATCAGTAAGCGGCTATAGGCATCAATCGTATCTACCCCGCTGCTGCCTGGTTCCTGTTCCATACGCTGGCGAACATCCTTACCGTCGGCTCGCACTTGTGCTAAGATGTTCTCGGCATTTACACCAGGCGTCCCCCGAAACCGCCGAACGTGCTTCACGAAGAACATTCTACCCTGCTGCCCAAGCAACAATCCGACCGTCCAGTCACCCTTCTCTGTCGCCCCTCTATCCCAGTAACGAACATACCTTATGCCTTCGGTTGGCACCTTGTCAACAATCTCAAACCATTCGCGCCGGAAGAGTCCCCCCTCGCGGACGGTGGGGTTCTGCTGGTAGAGTGCCGCCCACCAGTAGCCGCCTATGGTATCCTTGATTTCCAATAGTCTCTCAAGCGGAAACCGCTCTGGCCAGAGGGCCTCACCCACTGCGCGGCCCAACTCGTCTTCTTCTTCGGCTATGGCGGGAAAGTTAATAACCTCAAAGTGCTCATCTGTCTGGTCAATAATGCGCCCAGGCAGGTCGTCTTTATTCCAGCGCGTTGTGATTATGACGACAGCACCGCCTGGCTCTAACCGGCTATATGCTGTCGAACGATACCAGTCCCATTGCTTCTCACGAATGGTAAGTGAGTTGGCTTCCTCGGCGTTCTTGGTGGGGTCGTCAATAAGTAGCACATTCGCGCCACGCCCCGTAACCGCACCACCAACGCCCGCCGTATACATACCCCCATCATACCCGTCAAGCTGCCACTCACCCCGCGCAGATACATCGCCGCGAACCGTGACATCGGACAAGCCCCGCTCATAAGCATCCCGCAATGAGTCACGAACCCTCATCCCCCAACTTGCAGCAAAGTTGGCCTCGTAGCTGGCCAATATTATGCGCTTCTCTGGAAAGGTGCTCAGATACCAAACGGGAAACCAATGGCTGCACATCTCGCTGTTGCAGGTTGGCGCCATACCCTTGCCCGCAAGAAACTGGTGAGACGATGCGGCCACTTCAATACATACCGTATCCGCGCGTCCCGCCTCTTCAATTGTCAAATAATGATTTGGGCTTCTGCGGGGCTCAATACAGCGGGCTGCCTTGCGCGGCAAGCTGGCGGCATTGGGCATATAAAACAAGACCCGATATTTAGGCCCGCAGTCAGTACCATAAAGTGTTGCGCGCCCCTTTATCAAAGAAGCCTTATAGCCAAGACTGACAACAAGTTCGCGCACACCATTGGCCAAGGCTATTTCTGTACTACAAAACTCTATCTGCCCGCCCGGGGATACATATCCATCAGTATCAATAAGACCCTGCAACAACGATAATCGCTGGCCTGGGCTTGCCCGCAGGTAACAGGCTGGTACATGCTTATTACCCAGCAGGTTGGCACGACGCAATAAAACCTGCAACCCCAAAACGCCAAAGGTATCGGCAGTCGCCCTGTCGCTGGTCTTAAATGCTTCTGCAATACGTTGCCGAATATGCGCGCCGTCTTCGCCGATAGCAGTGATGCTGGCCTGTGTGGAACTTCCATCCCCCAGCCAAACCCCAAGTGTATACGGGTCAATGGGAAGTTCGCGGACTGGCAGGTCTAATCCGTCGTGCTTGTCTACCATAACCCTGCGAGGTGATGTGCGCCCCGCAAGCTTTTCGGTAGTCCAGCGCGTCCGGCGGTTGGGATACTTTCTGTCGGCGCGTACCATCCAATCGTGTTCTGCGTCGGCTATCAATTCCTCACCACTATCAAGCTTGACACGGAACACAGGACGGTCTTTCCAAACAGGAGATTTGCCTGTTACAACAGTCGGCTTACCCCGCTCGTCAAATACAAAGTCACCGACCTCAATATCCCCAATGCAAGACCAGCCATCGGGCGTCGGTATCGGCGTATCAAGAGCCAGGGCCTTTCCGTGCCTTGGTGGCATTGTCACAAGCAGCCGAGGGCACTTACCGTATGCTACATCTATCAGCTTTTGATTTAACAGCTTGAGGTGTGGCGGGCGTTGCCAGCGGCCATTAGTCAGCGTGATTGCCAGCATCGCCGGCGTGGCTCTCGACAAGTCTGTCCTCAAGTTGTTCAACAAGTTCTCTGGTAGGCTCATCGGTGAGGTCTATTCCGCCGCTGTGCTTGACGTTGACTGTCTGCTCAACCACCTTGTCCACGCGGTTCAATATCTCTTTGCAGGCAGCTATGCGGGCAGATTCAGTATTAGCACCCCTGAGACTCGCTGCATCCAAAAGTCCCTGCCAGGCGGCGGGGAATGCTTCAGCCTTAATCTCCTCAACCACGTCAAGTGCCACCTTGCGCCAGCGTTCGGTCTTGCGGGCGCGGAACAAAGTCATGCGGTTGGTCTTTAATTCGGCGGCTATAGAATCCCAGTACTTGTTGTCTATAATGCGCAGGCGAACCGCCGCGGCAATTTGTTCATCGGTTAATCTGGTATCCATAATGTAACACTGTGCAACACAGCCCCACCAAGCCCCCCTGCGCGAAAGGAAGGGCCTTCTGGGGCGATTGTAGGCGGGTTGTATCTTGCCCTTGGGGAGTTAATGACAAGATACTCACCCCCAGCTAGTCAGCCATACCCCAAGAAGCTCCTGCTGGTAGGCTTTACCCAAAGGTAAGGTAGGGGCAGCACCATCACGCACTGCCCCCTGCAGACGATAGAACCTGCTGTGCCGACACAATAGCCAATGGTGGAGGCGGAGGGTATCGAACCCTCATCCAGAGGAGGGCACTTCGGCCCCCGCCACTGTCGAAACCTTTCTCGCCCCCGTCAGAACTCAGTTCTTGCGTGAACCTTCATCTCATCAATTACGCCCTTCTTAAACCAATCAAACTGGACAAAGCCATCACCAAACTCTTTATGAATGTAGGTATGGAGTACGCTATTGCAGGGGGTCTGGAATGCTTGGGCCTTAGCGCTACCTGGTGTAAATAATGAGAAGGCTCGCATCTCGTTGGTCACGTTCTCCCCAGTTAAATACTCGACGCCCCACCAGTCGGCCCGCAGTGAGAGGTTCAAGTGATTGGAGGCCTCCCCGTTGAGCTTGAATTGCCTTGCACCCAGCATTAGTTTGACACCGCCCAGGTCTTTCGTCAGGCGTTGCGTCATATCTGATAAGTCGGCAAGCGAGTGTAACCTTACATCTAATTGCCAGCCCTTGGCCTGTGTAGCAGTGCAGACACTTAGCAATAATACTATACAGATTGGCACGACAACCCAGAACTTCATTCTAACTCATCTCTTACGGAGCGCGCGCTCCTGGTAGCCTCAACGGTCGAGTTCGGCAGCTATTGTGCATTGCCTACTTAGCCCATAGGGGTCAGCGCGAAGAGGCTAAATTGTTATTACATTGTCGGGCAGGTCACTTGTCAGCCCATAGTTATCGCAGTGGTATAGGAAGTCCTTCTTGATTGCTTTAACGGCGGCCCGCACCTGGTTGCGTCCGCAGGCGATTGCATATCGGCGGAGGTCTTGCGGCGGAATGTGCTCGCCCTTCAGTAGGCCTTGCCACGCGCCGACCCTTGCTTCTTGCAGCATATCGTCATACTCAATGCGCGAGTTGTCGCCGCTGGCTTCGCGGGCAATGTGCTGGAGCGTAGTGTCTATGTCGGCTAATAACTGCTCCTTGTTCATAGTCTTCCAACACCTTCCAAGTGTTGTGCGGGGTGATATTATAACTTGCAGCCCAGAAACTTCTTTAGCTTGTCCGTCTTGCGCTCTATCGTCTGATTGATATTCGGTTGGCTACAGCCCAGTTTGCCTGCTATCTCCTCCTGCGTCTTCCCCTCCAGGTAGTACATATCAAGCAGCCGCCGGCCCTTTCTTGACAATGATGCCCAAGCCCGCTGAAAGTCGGCCCGTGTGGTCATAATGTTTATGTCGGCAGGATAGTTGCGTGCTATACTGGTAGCGCCAAGGTGCGGCGGCCATTCGGTACTTGACCTTCCCCACAATGCCAGCTCGTTAAGTAGCCAGCGGTTTCGCAGGCAAAGCTCAACTAATTCTGGCGTCCACTCATCATCGCTGAAACTGGGCCGCTGCCATTCTTCTCTCACTGTTGCACCTCCTAAGGCGCTTACACAAAACAAAAGCCGGCCACAAGGCGCTCCTGCGCCTGCAACCGGCTACCTCTCTGGGCTTGCCGTGCTTATTCGGTTGTTAGTCTATCAGCTTGTGCTGCTTCTGGCGCGTGGCCTTCTCTAATCGCTTACACTGCATCTCGCAGTATTCTGCTGAAAGCTCAATTCCAATATAATTGCGGTCTTCTTCGATGCAGACGATGCCAGTAGTGCCCGCTCCAGCGAAGGGGTCAAGGACAGTGCCAGTCTCTGTTTCTGCCTCCTCACAAGTGCAAGCCGGTTGCCAGCCAATGGTGTGATAAGCCCACTCAAACTGTTCTCCTGTCCGCGAAAAGCCCCCGCCAACATTATAATACTTGTCCCTGTTCTCAACAGCATCGTGGACTTTCCCCTTAGCCATCTTGTGAGAACGGACATTCGTCTTCTCTTTCTCCACAATCCGCGCCCACGGCTTCCCGCACTCCACGCAGACCTTCGGCGGGCAGCCAGCGCGGATGGGCTTCCTAATCAAGTCTGGTGGGTACACTGCGAAGTGCGCTTCGGGGAACGGTGCAGTCGGTATAATCCAGCAGTCGCCAGGGTTCTTGCCGAGGGGATGGAAGGCGTCACCCTCTCCTGGTTCTGGAGCCTGTCGCGCTCCCGATAGCCGTGGATTATCGCTTGTCTTTCGTCGAGCAGGCCCTCCAACAGGATGCCGTGACATCCGTTTGTCTTGTCTGTCTTTGCTCTTATTGCCAGGCGGTCTATCTAAAGCAGTATGCGCCTCCCTCACCGCGTCCAGATCAAACCAGTATCGCGCCGATTTGGTGAAGAAGAATATGTGCTCCCACGAACACGAGAAGCGGTCTTTGACTGAGGACGGCATCGCATTAGGCTTGTGCCAGCAGATGTCGTTGCGGAGCCACCAGCCCCGCTCCTGCATCCCGATGGCGAACCGTGCAGGCATCATCATCAGGTTCTTCGGCTTGAGCCACTGACCGCCTTCGGGGGCGTTCCAGGCTGGTCGCTTCACTCCTTTAGCGTCTTTGGGCTGATTTACGGGGGCTCCACCAAAGTAAGTATCCCCCATATTAACCCAACACGTCCCCGTCGGCTTCAACACGCACTTAACCTCGTCAAAGATTTTCCACAGATGCTCAAGGTAAAGGGAGGGGTGCGGCTCCAAGCCGAGCTGACCATACCAGGCCCCGCACTTCTGGCAAGTGGCGTGCTTATACTCCTTCGGCTCTGTATGGCTCTGTTCAATAACAGAGTGAGGCCCTTGCTTGACAGCAGCATCTGACTGCTTGACCTCGGTAGTTACCCAATCGTGGTCGCAGTCATCATCCCCGCCGAAGATAGTAGCAGTCCCTTCGCCATAATCTCGCAAGCCCCAGTACGGCGGCGAAGTCATCACACAGTCAATGCTGTCAGCAGACATATCGGCCAGCACCGACAGCGCGTCACCCTGCCGAACCTCCCAGCTAAACCTGTCGGATATGAACTTGTTCACTCTATCAGCTTCTTCTCTTGTCGTTTTCTGCTCGGATACTTAAAGCCGCCAATCTCGGTGATTATACCATCCCGCTGCTTAATGGTCAAGTCCCCGTAGCCGTGCTCGCACCAACGGGCGATATGCTTTATCTTGTCGCCGGACTGTCGGCTGAGCCAGTCTGTGACTCGCTGAAGGTTGTCGGCCATCACAACTCCAATCTCTGCTGTTCGTCTTTAGCTAACATCTGTTCGCTTTTCGCGAACGCCGTTCTCGCCTCGGCAATCTCTACATAATGAGCATCCTGGTCTATGCCGATATATTGCCAGCCACCGTGAATAGCTGCCACCAGGCTGCTACCGCTGCCGACGAATGGGTCGAGCATCAGTCCACCAGGAGGGCAGCCCAGCGCCAACAGCCAACCAAAGAGGGCAACGGGCTTACAGGTAGGATGAGTGTTCTGCTGTGCTTCTACGGGCCCCATCGGTTTTCCTGAGCCCCCAGTCCAATCTGATTGTGCCAGGACAAGTGGCCGACCACCTTGAGCGGGGAATTCTTGCAGCCCCGCGTTCTTCTCTTTTTTGCTTGGCTTCGTCACGCATATCAGCCCTGCCTTAGCCTGCGCCACCCAATCCTCGTCAAAGCCATTCGCCTCTGCCCAACGGTCAAGGTCGTAATAGCGATTGTCCGCGCCCATAGCACCGCCGCCGCTGATTAGGTTCGCGGGGAAGCGACCTTCAGGTTTCCAGTTCATATTAGCATCACCAGCCTTTGCACCGCCAATAGCTATATCGGGTGGTGTTACTTGCCGAGTTACTTGCCCAAAGTCTATATTCTCTTCCCCAAACGGCATCCGTCCCGCATCTATGTTATAGCCACCGACGCCCCACTTTTTCACATTCTCGCGAATAGGCTTCTCCGACATCGGCTTACGAGCACAAATCACGAACTCGTATGCTGGCTTTAGAGCGCAAGATTTATAGCCTGCCCAAGTTTTGGCATCGTCAGTGGAAGGGGCGGTGATAGTATTCTGGCCCGAAACCCCAAAGACTCCCGTCTCGGTTGTATTTGTGCATTCCCATCTCTTGCCGCGCCGCCCATCAGTCACATCTGGCAATTCATATTCCCCCACCTTCACCCTCACGCCAGGCGGCAGGGAAAGGTCTGGCACAGGTAGCCGTCGTTCGGGAGCAACTTGTTCTTCGGTAATCCCCATTTGTGCAATAGTTTCATCGTCTGCGCGCCTTAATAATTTAATATTTGTCTGCTGAAGCATATAGTGATAAGCATTAGACGAGTGCGGCTTCCACGCCTCCAGCTTCTCCTGCTCAGACAGCGGCTCCCAGAAGCGCGAGACGAGGGCGGAGAGGAGGTTGGTGCCTTCGGTGGAACCTGTTCTGCTGGCTAACGGCCCCCCCTCCCATCCGAAGTCAGCAGTTCGCCCATCACCATACTGCCCATTCACCGCCGCGCTCGTGGCCTTGCGAACGTGTGCCAGCGTCAACTCGTCCATATAGCCCTCAACAAAGGCCCAGGTGATGCGCTTGCACTCAGGACAGTCTATCTTAAGTTTGGCGAACTCCTTGTGCTTGTGCTCCCATGGACACTTAATCTTTGTGTACTTATCGGCAACCCATTCGCGGAAGGCAGCCTTGTCGAAGTCTTTGCCGATGTCAAGGGCCTTCGGGAAGCCAGAATTATAGCACCATAGGATGGGTTGCAAACTGACGTCAAATCCTGCCATCTCAAGTGCGGCACACTGACGCCAGAGACAATCTGAACGCGCAGGTGCCATCACAAAGGCAAGCCCGCCAGGTTTCAGAATGCGAAGGCACTCTCGCCAAATAGGAACGAAGAAATCTACAATACCTCCCGCTGACTGCCGAGGCAACTTCTTGAAACCCTTTTCCTTCTCGTATGCCCCCTGTGGACTGACTATCTCATTCAGCTTCTCAAAGGCGCCATCTCCCTGAGTTTCCACCTTCATCCCAGGGGACATCCAACCCACTGTCTGTGATTGGGTGGGAGGCTTAGCATTGAATGAGTCCCAGTCTTTTGACATGAAGCCTATGCCATAAGGCGGGTCGGTAGCAATACAGTCAATACTCTCGTCGGCTATCAACTTGAGCTTCTCTGCACTATCGCCACAGATTATCTGGTTGGGTTCGGTCATTTGCGCCGGCTCCTATCAAAAAAGATGCGATAAATAAAGCTGGCAAATAGTATCAATGCCAAGCCCACAACAACACCAGCGATATGCCAAAGGGCAAACTGTAATACCGGCGGCATCACCCATACCTCCTTTTCAGTATCAGCACCGCGCTCGTCACTACGATGGCTATTGAGTTACTTACAATAAACACCCATTCGCCGATAGCAATGGCACGGATTAGGTAGCAGATAACCGCCAGCAGAAGCAGCCGGTAAGTCCAGACAGCTACATCGCCACTGCTCTTCGTGCGCCAGATACGATAGGCCTGAGGCACATTTACCCAGACGCCGATAGAGACACCGAGCCAACCCACCCACTCAGTCCATTGCATCATTAGACTCCTTCTCGGTAAAGTGCTTACCACAATTTCCACATTGCTTTACCTTGCGCTTATCGAAACACCAAGTTCCGCAGCGAGGGCAACGATAGGCTTTGGTCTTACTGCGCTTTTGGTTCATTTCAGATAAACAGCTAAGTCCTCCTTGAACGTAAATCGCACGGGTAGGCCGCTGAGCAGGCTGTGTGCCTCGCATGCGAACCCTGCCCAGTCTATGGTCTTGGCGTGGGGGTGATAGTTCAGCTTGCCGACGCGGATTTCATTGCAGAAAGGATGGGCATATTCAATCAACTCAAGCGCCTGTTCGGGTTCAATAACTGGTTCTACTGAGAGCCAGGTTGGTATGCCACGCTTATGTGCTACCTTAATGGGCCATAGTCGTTCACCCGCCGGGCTAGCTCCAGGTTCCCATTGCCGACGCAAGTCATCATCCATCCAGCAAGAGGAGACAGCCATCGTACCCCGCCCTTCCGCCAACAAGTCCAGGTCTCTTAGTGCCCGGCTGCCCCCCTTTGTCAATACCGTGAATGCCACATCATTCTCGACGAATATCTCAATGGCCTTGCGGGTGAACCCATCCTCGTGCGGCTGGTATGGGTCGCAAGTAAAGCAGAGTAGCACCGAACGTGGGTCACCGCTGAACTCAGCGACCTGCTTGCGCAAGGCCTCCAATACCCCCTGACGGGGTGGTGCAACTATGTGAAAGTCCTCTCTGCTTTTGTGAATTGTCGGCGGGACATAGCAGTATTTACAACCGTGTGAACAAGTTAGCCAAAGATTACAGGCCAGTGGTGCATATTCCCACGCCCTACCCTTCGGTTCATAGATTGGTTTCACTTTGCTGGCCTCCTATATTCCAGTAGTCTCTCTTGCTTCTTCCTCATCCCCGCCTTCGCCGCCCGCAAGTGCCAGGACGGTTGCCGGTTTACCTGCGCTTGCAATATCAACTCATCCAACCATACATCAAGCTCATTTCTATCCATTGGCTATCATCCTATCTCGTTTAATACCACAATGCCCGCTGGTTGCGTGAAAACGGCCACTCACGCGATTTCTGCGTGTTGGGCGGGTATTACCCTACCCCGCCATATCTTTTGCTCTACGGGCCCCACAGCGCATTCTATCAAAACCTTATCGCGTCGGATGTACCGTTTTCATATTTGCTCTCCAACTCGCTAAACCTGCCTGAGGCCCAGTCGGCCCTCAATTCCCACGGTAATATCATCGGCCCATATCTCTTGTGCGTGTTGATTAACCGGATGGAATCATGCATCCGTGCCTGCGCCGCCGGCAGGTCTTCATCTGCCGGCCCGCGCTCAATCTCCCACACCAAGCTCGCCGCGTGTTGTGCTTCACTTGAGTAGAATGTCTTATGGTCTTCACCACTTATCTGGCTGGCCGTTATAAATGGCATACCAGTGAGGGAATTGGTTGCTAATATCATCGCCAGGGCGGCCTTGATTTCTTCGGTGCGACCACGTGCCCCTGGGTCTACCATTAACTGCAAGTAATCAATGTAAACTGCCTCAGGCTTGGGGTCGTCACTATACCAGTGCGCCAGCACATCGGCTTGTATTTCCTGCACAGTGGTCAGGGTCGTGCTCATAATAATGGGTAGGGATGCCAGGTCAGACATTGCCTGAGCTATGGCCTCGGCTTGCTGTGGTGTCTGTTGTGCCGCCCCACCAGCGTCTAAGAGCTTCGCCGGCACTCGTGCCAAGTATGCCACTGCGTGCTGGAGCCAGCGCGTCTTGTTACCCTCTAACACATAGACTAATACGGGGATGCCAGCGCTGGCTGTCTCCAGTATGGACTGCCTGAGCAACCGTGTCTTACCATACTTCTCCCGTGCCTTGAACACGACGAACTCCCAATTAGCAAAGCCACCCACTATTCTATCCAGCGACGGGAGGCCCAACCGCGCCCCCCGCACCTCCTTCGGTTGCTGCATAATCCAATTCTGCCACTCCCAATAATCATCATACTCTACTGATAGCGGCATTGCCATTCCTGTGCCGGTAGTCCTCGCCCGCACCGCGAAGAGTCGGTCGGCTATCATAGCGATAGTTTCGTTGGCCGCCGCCTGGTCATAGGCGGCACCTGTCAGCTTCTCGCCCAGTGCAGCCAGTTGACGCAGGATGCTTGCCTCAGCTACTATGCCAGCATACCGCTTGATGTGTTCGGCGGTAAATGGCTTGGCCAGCAGCGCCACCAGATACTCAGCGCTAATATCTTTGAGCTTGCCCTGCCGCCGGAGTTCCGCTGAGACGGTAATTAGTTCGACGCCCCTGTTACTCGTCTGACAGGTCTCTATCGCTGAGAATATCTCCTGGTGCGCGCCCAGCCAGAAGTCCTCGCGGCGCAGTATAGCAAGCCCACGCACGGCGGCCTTTGGCGACAACATCATCGCGCCAAGCGTTGCGGCTTCGGCTTCGAGGTCATGTGGTGGGGTCTTGTCGTCTGGCAGCATTATTCTTCCTCTGCCTTCAAGTGTTTCCTTTGATAGTCAGCCAATTCCCGTGTGGCGTTTCGTTTCACGGGCGGCGCAGCTTTCCGGTCGTCAATATCCTTCTTCACCTTCACCTGCCGTAGCCAGGCATCTGGGAATGTATCCTCCAGTTGTGGAGGGTATGCCTGCAATAACTCCCACAAATCAGTTGCGGTCATTGTATCGGTTGCCGAGTTCAACCTATCAAGCCAGAATGTTGACCACTTGACGCGAAGCTGCTGGTATGTTGCTTTGTCCATAGCCTGCTGCAATAATGCTCGTATGTCGTTGGCGTCATAACCGCTACCAGAATCACACTGCACAATCGGAGGGATGTTAGACGAGAAGTCAATCTTTTGGGGCGGTGTACCCCTGGGGTCTACCCTATTGGGTGTACCCTTGGGGTGTACCTCCTCTCCATCTACGTCTTTCTCTACCTCTACCTCTACTTCTTGGTGTACCCTTGGGGTGTACCCTATTGGGTCTACCCTATTGGGTCTACCCCTGGGGTGTA